AAAGATATTATGGATTTATACGAAGAAAACAGCGCTTACACATTAAGCGAGTTTATAGAATTATTTGAAGAGTTTGACGATGAACAACAACGAATATTCTGTAAATTAGTTCAAGAATTAGATTTTATTGAGACTATTTCTATAGTAGAAGAATATGATTATTGTTTATATGAAAACTTAGAAGATTATATCTATAGTCAACTAGAAGAGTGTTATGAGTTCAATATTCCTAATTGGTTATGTATCGATATTATCGGAACATATATCTATAGTCTCCGCTATGAAGATAATTTATATTTTATGAGTGATAAACCTAAATGGGCAAAAGAGGGCGAAGAATACGGCGGAAGTGAAAAACGCCAATTATGGTACGATGGTATTAAATGTTTATGCGAAACTAGCGAAGTACTTTATATTTATAGATAGGTGTATAAATGAAAGATAACATACAAAAAGTAATAAACTTAAACGAATACATAGCGGAACTATCAAAAGAATTTGAAGTCTTAACATATGCGGAAGTGTCATGGATTTATAGTTGCCCTATGTACGACAAAATGCATACGCTATTATATCATGATTATGATATACACATGTTTGTTAGCGGTGAGAAATATTGTATAATGCTTAAAGGCAATATATACGAACTAAACGACATAGATTCATTTATTATTAAACTTAATAGGATTTTAGATATACTATATTATCTCGATTGTGTTAGGGGGTTTAGATAATATATGTCATTAGTTATTTTATCGCTTATCGTTGTATTTATAAAACGGACTAAAAAACAAGGATTATAATAGTAGTATAAAACCACTGTTAAAACGTTGTATTTAACCGTGGTACATAGGAGTTTTTATTATGGAACAATACAGAAGAGTCGAATTATTTAACGCCAATAGTGAAATATATTGGAATATTAATAAATTTGTAGAGTCTCAAGGGTTCTCAAACGTAGTGGAATATTGTGCGGAGATACTTAGTAAAATGGGTTCGGTTGATTGGTGTACAGCTACCGTAAAAGAAGACATGTACAACCAATCTAACAGAGACCTTGAATTTATCTATGAGGATACAATAGAACGACTAGAACGGAACTATAAACTTTGTTATATTCCTTGTAATGGAACATTACAAGATATTTCTACCCTTGACCATATTCCGTGGTGCGATGTCATTAAGCTAGAAATTAAAGACAAAACATTAGAAATTACAACCGCATACCATGGCGGACGAAGTACGTATGTAGTATATTGTATGGACTCAAATAGTCCTATGGTTGAAGAGTTCTATAATGAAAAACAAGAAAATGACTATTACGATTATGAACATGGTGCAACTTTGGACAACGACAAGGACATACAAGAATATATAAATACTTATTGTTTACCTATGTATGATTTATTTTACGAGGGGAAAATTTAAACATGACACAATATATTGATATGATAGTCTCTTATGACGAATACCATAAAATAGAATACCGCCGTAAATTCTATGTACAACCACGGCGAGTACTAGAGGGAGGTAATTATGAGCCGTGCCATACGGAATACAACTCTAAATATTCCGATGAATACGACTTTTACCACGCAATTGAAGAAAACGGCGGTTATAATTATATAGCCGTTCCTAAGCCTAGTTATAGAATTATAACGCCTTATACGGTGATTGAAGTTAATTGCAATGATTATTTTAAAGTCTTTCAATCTGCTAACCACTTACAGTATGAAGAGTTGATGGCGGAGGAATTACAAGAAGGTAATTATATCGAGGTGGAAGAATATGAGCCACCGCAAGAAATTTCATATATTGAAGTCTACTAGAGACATTGGCGGTATACCTTAGTATATCGCCTTTTGTTATATTCCATTGTTTTAATACAATTGAATCCATATGCAACCCCATGCAGCACATTCTCAATTAGACAACCTAAATGATAATACCAGCGTAAAACCATATGTATTGAGAATGTTTATCAAATAAGTGTTTATTTATTTGCGTTCTAAGGTCGCTCTAAAGAGTCCGCCTTATGATTATATGCGAAACATCTAAAAACGCATACAAGCGAAAATACGCATTTTTAAAGCATATGAATTCTAATGAATCTACAATAGATACACCCATGACATACATATGTATAATTTTGTTCTTCTGTGGTAGACATGGGTAAAATCGCTGGATAAACGAGAATGTATCTCAAGTAGGTATTCAGCAGGTTGCCATAGTTTAAAGCTATGGTAAAATACTTTGTTATAGACAAAAACTATTATGCATATGTTTTAAAACATGAGATAATAAGACCATAGAAATAGGCAACGGTAGACCCTATAGGAGGAAACATATGAAAACTTTATTTGGTGTAGATAATTACAAAAACTATAATTTAGTATGTGTACTTGACGGTACAGAAATTCACTTAATCGAGGTTGAACATATCTATATTGATAGATATACGGGCAGTATGTCGGTTATCGGTGAACGTCTTTGGGTGTGGTCAATGAATGCATTATGTAATATTGCTCATGGTATTGGCGATTGTACTCGTCAGCCTTTATATGATGTTAAATATTTTTGGACGAATTGGGAAGAGTTTAAAAATTTACCTACAAGAGATATTTATTTACGATTAGGCGAGTATTGGGAATACTAGGAAGGGCGTTCTAGTGTCCTATCTGATAGAGTAAATATTAATAGTCGAAGACTATTGACGGTATACAATTATGTATACCGTCTTTTTATGTCCTAAAACAATAGAACGAAAACAATCGTTTTTACAATCGTATTTTTATATGCTGATTACTATTAAGAAAACATAAGATATCTATTGTTTTCAAACCATAAGAGATATATTGTATTGTCTTATGTGTGTACGTTTGTATATTCAATAGATGTTCTATTATGTGTGTACATGTGTTTAGACATGGGTTTTGCTTGTGTATTGGGCTTTGGGTTGAGTCTTATGTACTAGAGAGTTTGAGCGTCCTATTGATGACGACACCTAAGAAATACCCCACTATGGGACTGCTTATGACCCACCCCATGAGCCCACCAATTGTTATTACTATGTGGCAACAATCGTATAACTTAGGTGTATACATACGTATCGACATATACCAATATATTCATATGTAATCAACAATGGTTATACAATCGTTTTTGCTTATGCATATACTTTTGATACCACATATGAGCCATACTAATTGATAACGTAAGTGAGAGTGAATGTAATATTATGGGTATTCTATTACGTTGACACATTGGCAAGCATTAGCCTTGCCTAGTGTTGTGTACATATGTTTAACTGCTCATGTGTTCCTATAAGACACCCCCTAGCGTATCGAAAATTTTGAATATCCAAAAGGGGTACATATGTTCTGCTGGGGGCGGTTATATTACACCAAACTCTCGCCGCATACTACAGATTAAAGCATATGTCCATACACCAGACTACTACAATGGTACATACTATGGGTTTCTACACGACATATACAAACATAAGTATATACTGTGGTTTACAACATAAGAACCACAACACATATGTATCATGCAATCGCAAATACTATGGAGAATACAATCGTTTAATACGATTTACAACATATAGAAAAACATATAAGAAAAACTATGGATTATCCAATCGAGGTATGCTATTGTAAAAACAATCGTCTAAAAATTTTGTAGAAAATTTTATGGATTTTATATGAATTGACTTATAAACTCTATATAGAAAACCATAGTATAGTGCTATGGATAATACAATCGTTTTATGATATATAGATGCAATCATAAGATTGTGATATGTTTAAAACATCTGACTAGATGTATGTCCTAATAGTATTGTGAAATACATTACAACATAGTTAATCACCATCATAGAATGGTGATTGTGTATTCTTAGTCAAGATAATATGCTTGCACAGCCCTAGTGATAAAATATTAATGACACACCATACTAATGGACTGTCTACTATGGATGCGTATATATATTCAATATACTATGGAAATGACATATGTTGCCCTGTGATGGCATTTCATCCGTTGACCAAAATATGACAAAAACCCCTGTTATTAACATATGTAATTAATAATAGTTATTCATATGTGAAGATAAACAGGGGTCTGCATATGGGGTAGACAAGGGTAAATTTTCTTATGACCTGGTGATAATTTTTAAAACTTCATCAAAATTTCATAATTACTATAAACACAGTAACTATATGGGTTCGTCGGTCTTTATACCTAACGGATAATCATTATTACTTCCGATAATTGAAAAAATAGTGTTACAAAATTTCAATGTTTGACACTATAAGTAGAAGACTAAAGTTTTTAAAGCTAGAGGTTTTAAATCGAGGGATTTATAATCAGGTGTTTAGGCTAATAGTCTAAAACAGTTTGTCTAAAGCATTGTGCTCCAAGCTTTAGATACTGACTAAGTAACACTCCGTAGGAGTATTGCGAAGCAATCTAAAGAAGCATGCTCTTTAGAATACATAAGTATAAAACCTATAGGATTCCTTGACAGGAATAAACACTCCGTGTTTGCCCTATAGTCAGATTATGATTACAGCCTAAAGCAGTAGACTCAAAACCTCAGCAAAAGCATGAGCCATATGCATTAGACCAAACATGTCAAACATAAGAATATACAAAAGGGGCATACATAAGTATATACCATAAGATATAAACTCATGTATGCCCCTTTATAAGACTTATATTAATACTCTGGAAACTCTCTAATGAATTTCTGACCCAAGTATAAGAACGTAAAGACAATAACCCATGCAAATAATGAATATTCTACTTGGGTTGTACCATTAAGAATATTGTCGAATACTGCTCCACCAAATGCAATGGCAGCAACAATATATAAAATACCGACTGTGCGTGGGGATGTAAACCATCCAACAACTAATGCGATGGCTAATGAAACCCCAACAATTAAACACCATAATAGAACTAATGCAATCATAAATAACCTCCTATAAGGACATAATAGAATAAACTTTAGTATTTAATTCCTCGGTTGTAATACCAATGTAACGCATTGTGATGGCTTCTGAGGAATGATTAAAGACTTGCATAAGATATGCAATTGGAACACCTTTGCGATACGCATGATACCCAAAGGTTTTACGCATGGAGTGCGTTCCGATGTTATCAAGTCCGCATTTAATGGATGCTGCTTTGATTTTTCTCCATGCTTGCACAGTGGTAATATGACCATCACCAGAACGACTTGGAAACAACCAATGCTTACATTTAGATGCATATTCGCACAACATATTATATACTGACTTAGATAATGTAAATCGTTTGAACTTGCCTGTTTTTTGTTCATACAATTCCATCTCAGGTTTTACATCATCTATTGTTAAACCGACTAAATCACTGATGCGGAGACCAGAGTTGATGCCAAGTGTGAACAACATGCGGTCTCTCTCGTTACCGAGAGCTGTACGCATTTCATCTACTTTTGATAGTTCTCTGATTGGTTCTGTTGTATTAGCCATAATATATTTCCTCCTGTGTCTTACTTCTGTTATTAAGTATATGATACACTAGGGTCTTGTTTTTGTCAACAATTATTTAAAAAATAATTCAGGAGATACACATATATGCAAGAAGTCGCATTAAAACGTAAAAAAGGATATGAGAATCGCATTGATTTCTTTGGTCTTGGCGATGATGTTACCGAAGCAAGAAACGCAGGGAAATCGTATATGCTGATTGCACGAGAGCTCAATAAGAAACATAAAAAAGAACTACAGTCAATCTTAATTACACCAAAGATGGTCGGCGATTGGTGTCGTACTAATTTAATACAAGAGCAGTCACCAACGCAAGAAACAGAGGTTATTAATACATACAATGAACAAAAAGGTCTCCTTGAGTTGGTTGAGACACAACTTGAGATGATTCAATTGTTTATCGATGATTTACAATGCCAAGACATCCAAGGCTCTGTACCGTCTGACCTTTTGTATGACCGTATGAAGAATCTTATGTTAGACCAAGAGAAATACATTGGGCGGAAACAGTCTATTCTCAAAGACATGCAAAATATCGCAGAAAAGATATACACTTTCCAAGCAATGAACGCTATTATACTAGAAATCATGCGTATGGTCGAACAAGAAGACCCTGTTTTAGCCGAAAAAATCAAGAATAATATGAAAGAAAACAAGATTTTATTGGCGAATTATGCTAAAATTCAACAAAATTCATAAAAATTCTGTTAAAAAGTGTTACAAAATCAAAATGTTTTATACTATATATAGAGAGCAATTTCTACAGGAGGTGTGTCCATGGCTGAAAACATTTTAGACTCGCTCTTAGGTGCATCCATGGCGAACACAGAGTCCACTGGCAACACACCTACTGACAAAGATATTAGTGCTACTAATTTAGAACATTTTGCAAAGACATATTTTCCTCATATCTTTTCAACACCGTTTTGTGAGTTTCATCACTCGATGTTTAAAGATGCGGAGAATATGATTTTATATTTTGACAATCTACACAATAAATTCGTTCGAGCTGCACCACGAGGTCACGGCAAAAGTCGTATCATCTCGGTTGTGTTTCCGATTTGGTTGATTGTGTATGGATACCGCAAGAATATACTAATTATATCAGATACCTTTGAACAAGCCAAAGAATTCATTCAAACGATAAAAGATGAACTGGAAGATAATGAACGTTTGAAAAAGGACTTTGGTCTTTTAAAGGGTGATAAAACTTGGGCGTCCGACAAGATTGTAACAAAGAATAAAATACAAGTATTTGCAAAGTCAAGCGGACAGTCGCTCCGTGGCTCAAGTTACAATAATATTCGACCAGAAGTTGTAATATTAGATGACCTTGAGAATGACGAAGCGGTTGAAACTGAAAATCAACGCAAGAAATTATATGATTGGTTTATGAAGGTATTAATGCCAATTGGTAACCCAAGAACCGTATTCTTGTATGTTGGTTCTGTTCTTCATTACGAAGCATTGTTATATAAAGTATTAACGGAACCGAAGTTTAATAACTGGAACCGTGCTATTTATAAAGCTGTATACTCCTTCTCAGAAAACCCAAGATGGGCGGTATGGGAAGAGATATTTAATGACTTATCTGACCCAGATGCTGCACAGAACGCAGCCGATTATTTTAACGACCATCGAGAAGAAATGATGGAAGGCGTTGAGATAATGTGGGAGGGTCGTAACTTTGGTTTATTTGAATCCCTCGATTGTTCATACGAAGAAAAAATGAGAATGTCTCGTGATAACTGGTATCAAGAACTCATGATTTTACGTATGCAAGATGACGAAGCTTTCAACTCGGAGTATCAAAACAATCCGATGACCGAAGAAAGTCGCATTATTAAAGACTCATGGATTAAAGCCAATTATTATGACGACACGCAATTGCCTAAGATGAAACAGATTTATGCGGCTGTCGATGTATCCATGGGTAAATCACGCACGTCTGACTACTCGGCAATACTGGTGGTTGGTCGTGGTGTAGACAACTATTTTTATGTACTCGAAGCGGATGTCGAAAGACGCTCACCAGACATAATCATTAATGATATTCTATTATACCTTGATAAGTACAATGGAAGACTTGATGGATTTATCGTTGAAGAAAACGTATTCCAAGAGTTTTTCTCTAAGACATTACAACAGACTGCACTTGATATGGGTCTGTATGTAAACTGGGTATCCGTTAGGTCTACTGCGAGCGACAACAAAGGAACACGTATCCGCTCGCTTGCTCCTAAGATTAAACAAGGGTATATTAAATTTAATAAAAATCATCGTGTACTTGAAAGCCAACTAAAGAACTTTCCGAAAGACCATGACGATGCACCTGACTGTTTGGAACGATGCATTTCAAAATTCATGGAAAACTCTTCGACAATCAACGTTGGTGCAATGGGTACACTTAGGAAAAAACGTATGGACACATTATCATTCATGAAAGGTTGGAAACGATGAGTTTGAAGCAAAAGATATTAGCATGGATGAGTGCCCTCGTTACACGAGATACGGTTGCAAACATAAGTCAGACATGGTTTGGACGTTGGGGTCGCACCTCTCGTAGAAACACAGAGATGAAACTTAGTGTTGATGCTCTACGTAATATGGCGAGGACACCGATTGCTCGGTCAGCCATCAATCAGATTAGAGAGGGCGTTCTCGCACTCCCATGGGAGGTTGTATCCGTTGATGGCAATGAAAATAAAAAAGCTATTCGACTTGTCAAAAACATTATCAACCAACCTAATCCAGTCGATGACTACTATGACTTTATGGGAAAATTATTCGAAGACTTAATCGTTTTAGATATTGCGTTTTTCGAACAAAAAGTTGTCAAGCGAGACAGACCTTTGTATTTATTCCCTATTGATGCTCAAACGATTGAAGTCGCAACGAATTGGACAGGCGATTTAAACCAGCCACGATACTTGCAAAAAGTCAATGGCTTACAAGAGTGGTATAAATGTGACAAAATCGCAATGTTACAACGAACGAAGTTGACTTATGATGAGTTCGGTTATTCACCATTAGAACAAGCATATCGACATATAATGTACTTACAAGAGGTACAAGCATATGCAAACGATATATCTTCTAATGCCATGCCGAAGTACTTAATCAACCTTGGTGATAAGGCATCTCAAGAAGAAATCGAAAAAGTTCGAGTATATATTGAGAATGAAATCCAAGGTCAATCTGCTGTTGCAATCGTTGGTACTACGACATTAGATGCAAAACAAGTATCTCCGATTGGTGACGAGTCAGCATCCTTGAATTGGCAAAAGCTATTGTTACAAATTATTGCTACATGCTTTAATATTCCACCAGAACGACTTGGGGTTGCTATCTCAAATGACCGTTCGACATCATCTGAAAAAGACAATGAGATGTTGGAATACACAATTAAACCATGGGCGAAGATATTCGAACGTGCTTTCAACAAGTATGTAATCGATAGACTTGGCTATAGTGGCAAAATCGAGTTTCGTTTTGTGTTTACTCCTACGAAGGCACAACAAGCGGATGCTGTAGAACGTGTTCGTAAGTTGGTTGATGGAAATATTATCACAATTAACGAAGCAAGACAAGAACTCAATGGTGTTCTTGGGATTGGTCTTTCCGATATTCCATCAGGAGATAAACTCTTGAGTGAATATAATACATCTCTGAGTGGTAATGAAGATACCACCCCTTCAACCACAACAGAGAAATCTACGGAGAAAGGAGAGAAAACAGATGAATAAGCGTAAAGTTTCCTTACAAGCTAGTGCAATTAGTGTTGTTTTAGATAATTCACATCCCAATGCAATGCGATTTACTGGCACATGTATGTTCTTGAATACTCCATCTGACTACACACCTGGTGGTATTAACAAACCTGTGTTATTGACATCGGAAGAAGCAGAAAAAAGTGCATCAACAATGAACCTCATGGGTATTAACTGTGATTATGAAACATGGATGTTCCCTGATGAAGTAATGATGGCTCACGACCGTCGCAATAAGATTGGCGTTGTTGAAAAATGCTGGGTTGATGGTGATGAGTTAAAATTTACAGGCATTATGTATAAGAACGATTTCCCAGATATTGCCGAATTCATTAAAAAAACAGTAGACTCCCTTGGGTTCTCCGTGGAAGCAATGTTCAATATTAATGAACATGACGACTACATTGAAGCAAAAGACGTTGAATTTACTGGGGTTGCAATCTTGTTTAAAGATGCAGCCGCATATCAAAATACGTATATCGCAGAAATTGCCGCTAAGGCGAAAGGAAAACAACTAATGGAAAAACAAGAAATTCAAAACCTTATTGAAGAAACAATCAAGGCTCAATTAGAAGCTAATGCTAAGGCTGAACAAGAAAAAGCAGAAGCACAAGAATTGGCAGATGCAAAAGCAGAAGTTGAACGCTTGACTGCTGAATGTTCCGCAAAAGACGAAGCAATCGCTGAAAAAGACGCTAAGATTGCAGAGCTTGAAAAAGCGGTTGAAACAAAAGATGCTGAAATCGAAGCAAGTAAAACAGAAGAAACCGTAGTTTCCGATGTTGCTAATTTGGAAACAAAAGCGAAAATGGATGCAAGCAAAAAAGCTGTAGCACCGAAATCTTTCGCTGATGTTGTACGTTCCGCAATGAAATAATCATCGATATCTTTTATTAATTCATTATCAATTACAGGAGAAACAAACTAATGGCAGTAACAAAAACTGGTTTCATGAGTGCAGCCGCTGTTGCGGACTATAATCAATCTCACTACTTAGAACTTCCAAAGTTCCAATCTGAAATTCTTGACTTGTTAAATCGTCAAGTAACAATCCGTGACCGTATTAAATCTGTAATGGCAACAGGTCATCCATCTCGTTACTTCGAACAAACAAAACTTGCTCACAACGCTAAGTTCGTAAACGCACGTACAGGCGACTCTGGCAAGTTTGGTGGTGTAACCGATGAAGACTACGGTCGTGTAGAACGTGCGTTGTTCATCAAAGCGATTACAAGCGGTATTAAATACTCTTTGTTTGACCAAGATGTTGTAAAACAACAAGGTGATGCATTGGCTGAACAACTTTTGAACAAAGACATGGCTGATATGCTTGTTGATGTATACAAAACTTCTAACAAAGCGATTTGGACTGGTGCAGCAACTGAAGTCGATGACTCTACATCTCTTGAATACTGTGGCTTGGCTACACAAATTACTGATGCAGTATCTGTAGCTAACCCTTACAGCTTTGCAACAGGCACAGGCGAATTCGTAACTGATGCTATTAGAACTAAAATGGCTCAAAACTTGGCTAATACAGATTTCATTGGTCGTCCAACTGCAATCTATGCAAACCCAATGACTATTGACTACATTAGCCGTTCTGAATTAAAGCGTCCTGGTGTTGCATTGAACCAAGATGCACAACAAGTTGACTTGGGTAACGGCTTTATTGTGAATACAATCCGTACACAAGCAGGTTTCTTACCATTGATTCCTGATAACTATATCCCATTCGATGCTGGTACTAAGAAACATACATTGTATGTTGTAAACGAAGACTTAATCGAACGTCATTGGATTGGTGATTCCGAAGCTCGTGTTTACAAAATGGGTCTTAACCAAGGCTTATTAGACGAATATGTTGCAGTATTATTTGATGCTGTTGTTGCTAAGGGTACTTCTGCTGGTGCTCACTTCAAAGTTGAATTCATAGAAGCATAATTCAAACGATTAATCACAGGGGTGTCTAATGACACCCCAATGTCTTAACCGAATGGAGAAACACATGTTAGTAACTTTAAAGAATACGGATGCGAAACGCATTTATCTCTGTGGTCGAATCATTGATTCTGAAAACGGTCGTTTTGAGGTCACAGAAGAAGAATATGCGTTAAACGAATCCATTTTAGAGCCTGTGGATAAAAAAGCAGGAAAAGTGGTAAAACCACTTGAAAAAACCGAAGAAGATGTAAAAGACGAAAAACCGTCCAAATAGGAGTCAACTATGTCGATGTATTTAGAACCATTTGAGATGGAAGAATATGGTGCAATTATCCCATTTGATGAAACTCATGTTAAATTCGCATCGACAATGATTGATGCTTACATTGGAACAAACAATGGGAAATCCAAATTTACATCTAACACGACAACCGAAGTAATCAAGCCAACACGCAAAGGATTGTTGATACTAAAGAATGACCCTGTGATAGACATTGTTTCTATACAAGGGGTAACAACAAGAGATGTGCATGAAGACGGAGTTGAGATTGAACCATATTTATATGACTTCGATGGCAGCAAATATGTGTATTTATCAAACAATTCCGCCAATATGACATACTCTAAGATATTCTTACGAAACGCAAGATATTATAAAGTCACATACAAATACGGATTCGATGAAATCCCAGAAGAAGTTAAAACGGCGTGTGCTATGCTTGCGATGAATATCTCTCAAGTATCAACATTTACTGCATTGGATTCCATGACTACTTTGGATGCTAGATTTTCCCTTGCTGACCCTAATCTATTTACCAATGAGATTAAGTCTCTACTGTCTCGCTATAGATTTTAAACGGAGGTATGTATGAATCCAAAATATACACCAAAGTTTGATTGTACACGTATGTTCGCATCGTGGCGTGAGATAATAACCTGTATAGGCAAGAAACCAGAATATGTACTATTTACTAGAATTGGTCGTGGTACAAAGCGTTTTCTTGTGAACAATGTCAGATGGGGAAGTCTAATGTCAGATTCTTCGCTAGAAAGTGGAGATATCTGTCAGCGGTCAAACGGAGATACGCTGTTTTTGGTCGCTAAAACAAACTCATTCAACGGTGATAAGGGTGAGTTTTATACAACAAACACTACAGTAAATCTTTATAAAGTTTCAAATCAGTTAGATGAATACGGCAATACAGCTGGCACATCCGTTGAGAAGACTGCGGAGAACATCAAATGTGTATACGAAGATGTATCCGCAAAAATGCATTTGTTTGATTATGGTTTGTTACCAACTACAACCAAGCGTTTTATCCTGCCAAAAGATACTAAAGTGGCACTACTTGATAGAATCGAAAGCAATGGACAGTTGTTACAAATTGATGTAATTAACAAGTTTGACTTCGCTCCATTCTTGTATGTGCAATGCTCACCAGATGAGCGTGGATAGCCATGGAAACGATACAAGATGTTGTCTCGAAAGTTGTCAAAGACCATTTAGATGTTCTCATGGAGCGTATCCGACAACAATGGAACGCTACTGATAAGGGCATCTATACTCGTCATGAGGTAATCTTACGAAGATATACACCAAGCAAAAACATGGTTAGACTTGGGTTAGACTTTCAGGGTCTTGGTGCATTTATCCTTGAGTATGGCTCAGGGTCACTTATGGTGACTAATACGAGTGCAGAAATTGGTGAAATGGGCAACCCCTCTTTACCTGAGTACATTGGTTCGACTTGGTATAATGACGACAGAGCGGCAAACGGTAATGCAATCATGGGTCGCAAAAAAGGTGATGTTATACATTCACCAACCGAGGGTGTCGAAGATACAAAATCCTCTGGTAAGCTATATGGGAAAAATCTTGAACAACCCATTAAAAACTCAAAGCTAAAGCCATTAGAACCCCAAGAACCACTACATATTGTGGAAGAACAGGTTTTTTACTGGTGTATAGAACTTGAGGAAGCAATTAACGATGCTGTTTCTGATTGGCTAGATGACCAAATATCGAGCTGTTTTAAAGGAGCAAACGCATGAAGTATACGGTACAACTATTAGACGAACTATGGGATATATTCCGCAAGGATGAAACCATGGCACGTCTTCTCAAGGTATCAGACCCCAATAATCTCGCTGAGTGGAATACAAAGATGAGACGTGGATTGGCTGGTGCTGACCTAGTTGACGAGAAACAAGAGATTTACTTTGTTATGTCATTTATACCATCTGTTGGTGAAACTAAAAATTGGATGGTAAATAAGAATTTGCTTGAGTTTCGCATTATTGGGCGAAGCAACAATCGTAAACTCGTGAATGACTTATATATTCACTTAAATAAACTTTTAAAGGGGCATTATGAAGATATGTCAGTATATGCCGAGGGTTCATTCTCTACTGGTACTGCTGGTTTAATCGGTTATATGTTCCGTGTTCGACCATTTACTTGGTCTTAATTACATCTTATTACAGGAGAAATACTTAATGGCTACACAAACAGGCAAAAACTTTGTATTGAATGGTGTTGGTGAAGCATGGGCAAAACGTGTCGTAAACGGCAAAGTTGAAGCATACAAACTTGGCACTCTTCAAACAATGAAATTATCTTTCAGTTCTTCTGATGAAAAAGTGTATGGTTCTGATGCACTTCCACCAATCTATATCTTGAATAAAGAATCTTCTGTTTCTGCATCTTTTACAGAAGCACGTTTCAATCTTGACTACTTAGGCGTAACATCTGGTGCTGAAATTGATAACAAAGGTACTTTAATCTTTAGCGTTGAACCTACGTTGATTGCTACTGGTACTGCTTTCCAAGTTCCTGATGTAACTAATGTTGTACCAGAGGACACTATTGTTGTTCTTGCAGATGACGTGCAAATGGAAAACAACCGAGAAACTTTGGCATATGTCAAAGCATCTCCATCCGCAGGTCAATTCACAATTGATGCAAGCGGTCAAATCACTTTGGGTGCATCTGTAACAAACAAATACATTGAAGTCTCTGGCTTGCGTACCGATACAACTTCTCGCCGTGCAACAATGAAGGCAACAAGCGTGCCACAATTCGTTGAAATTCGTCACGTTTCTAACCCTGTTGATATGGGCGATGGCAAAAAAGTTGTTCTCCATACACATATCTTCCGTGCTCGTGCTACTGGCAAAATGGATATCGACCATGAACGTCAAAAAGCATCTGCTCCTCAATTGGAGTTTGAAGTAATGTATGACACAACTCGTACAGACGGTAAAATCTTGGAGATTACTCAAGAAATTAAATAATGAATGTGGGGCATCTTTGGATGCCCCTTATTTTTTATATATGGAGATTTAACATGGCAGACACATTAATTCCAAAAAGTAAGTATGTTCAGCTTGGGGGCAAAGAATATCAAATTTATCCGATGATTTTGGGTGATTATGCAAAAGTGGAACGATTGTTGTCAAAGATTAACGACCAATACTTATATTTGAATTTACCAACACCAATCACAAAAGATGATGGTTCATTCGAGCTCGATAAGAATGGTAAGGTGAAATATGACTATGTGGCGTTCAATGCCATGTGTGAATTATTTGAGTTGGCACTACACATTCCACGCAAAGAAGTAATGAATGTGGTTGACCTTGAGAGTGGTATCGAGATATTAGATGAATACATGTGTATCTCAGGTTTAAAAAAAAAGATACTACAGGGGATTCAACAGATAGCGGACTCGACAATGTAATCGCATCCCTTGTCCAACACACCAGCGAAACAAAAGCAAGTCTAATGCAATATACATTACCTGAGCTTGAGGGTTTATCTAATGCATTAAACGAAAACAATAAAATGGACGATTCTACAGAGAATTCTTTCGTTGATTCTAATTCTGTAACTGGTGCGGATGCCATTAGAGGTCTTTTGAGTTCAGATTATGCAGAGTAAATGGAGAAAATAAATGGCTGATAAAAAGTTTGGATATGACATAAAGGTCAATTATAATAATATCCAAGATGACACACAAAAAGTCATCCGTGGTATCCAAGAGTTAGACAAAGCGATTGGTCGTCTCAAGAATGTTAAAGACATCTCGATTAATGTCAAAGCTGGTGGAGACCAATTTAAGAAATTAACCGAATATGCCGCACAACTGGATAAAAATCTAAAGACCGCATCCGTAAGTGGTGCAAACCTTAGCCAATCCTTGGGTCAAGTAACCTCACAGTTTAAAAACGTGCGTGATATGACTCGTGGTGTTTCCAAAGAAGTTACCGATGCATCACGTAATATTGAAAAACTTGGACAATCATTGCAACGGTCTGTATCCACGGCAAAAGAACAATCGCTATCAGGTCAGTTGTCTGCTCTAAAGAGACAAGCCGAAGAAAACTATAGACAAAACTTTAGTAAAAACCCAATTCTTTATAGTCAAAATATGTCTAACATTAACAGACAAATGCAAGAAATCTATCGTGCACAACGAGCAATTAATCAAGCGACTAGAGAACAATTACCACTATTAAAACAATGGGGTATTGATACTGAAAACGTAGGTCATCGTTTAGGGTATTTGGCAACAAGAATGGTGGCATCTTACGCTTTAAATACGGCATTGCAAGGTTTTACTCAATTAAAAGATGTTGAGAAAGATATGGCTGGTTTTGCTCAAGTTATGAAACATGGCACAGGAGCAACCAATGCTTTTGCTCGTAGCTTGATTGAAGTCAATCCAAGAGATATGATTAATGGTCTTCAACTTACTGGTGAAGAAGCAACACATTTTAAGCACGAGCTTGATGATATGCAAGGCAAATTACAGTCATTGGCTATAAAATATGGCACAACAAGTCATGAAATGATTGAGTCAGCAAAGTTATGGGGTCGTGCATATAAAGATAACAATACCGTACTTGCATTGACTGATGCAGCAACTAAATTGGCTGTTGCCGATGCGTTTGATATTGTATCTGCTAACAAAGCACTTGAATCCTCAATCATGCAATGGGGTTTCCAAATTAACAATGCTAATGATGCTATGAGTGTTTCAAACCGTATTATTGACTCATGGACATCTCTGGCTCACAACTATACGGTATCTGCTCAAACATTGTCCGAAGCCAATAAGCGGATGGCTCAATCTGCCGCAGAAGTTGGTGTCGGATTCCATTCCGCTCAAGCATTAATCTCTGTAATGGCTCGTAAAACTCAAGCAGATGGTGGTGAAATTGGTAACGCCTTAAAGTCAATCTTTGGTTCCATTCACTCGAAGAAAGCTATTAAAGAATTACAGGACTTTGGTATTGAAGTTTATAAGGTTGGAGAAAACGGAGAAAAATCGTTCCGTAAGGTTGATGATGTCTTGTTAGACCTTATGATTAAGGCTCAAGACTCCAAAGAATCTATGGAAGACTTATTAAAGGCAATCTCTGGTGGTAAATGGCAATGGAATAAAGCCGATGCTATGCTTGATTTACAAGAGTACTTAGAAGCATTACGCCTAAGCTCTTCTGCCATGGGATTTACCAATGCTCAAGTTGGGATGCAACTCGATACAATTCAAACAAAATTAAAATCTATTGCAGCTCAATGGGAAAAAGTTATGACTGGCACAGGAAACATTTCTTGGCTGATTAAAGGTATTCTTGATGGTGTTCTTGAGTTATTACAATGGCTTGATAAACTACCGAAGAGTGCATTTATGCTTGGTTTGGCTATGACTGCTTTAATCATGATACATCGTAACTTTGGTAATGTATTCCGTCTACTAAAAACAAGCGTTGTCTCTGGTTGGCAACAAATGACATTATCTGCTGAAAAATACGCAAGAGCCGCACGAATTGCCAATGCATCTACTGGTGGTCTTCGTGGCAAGGTCGCCAGTGTTGGTGGTGTATTTACTGGTGCTGGTCGTGCGATTGGTTCTGCGACTGCCTTTATGGGTGGCTGGGTTGGTATCGCCTTAGTTGCAACTGATGTAGCATTCTCCATGTATGAAGCCTATAGATTCTCAAATGAAGCGATTGAGAAGTCTGTTGAGACAAATTCTAAGATGTTGCAACAACATCAAGAGCTCCACGCACGACTTAGTGAATCTCAACAAATTGTATCTCAATTTATTCTTGCATATGATTCCCTTAATAAAAAAATGGTTGACTACAAGGCTAATGGTCAAGATGTATCTCAAATTGAAAATCAAATGCAAATCGCAAAAGAAGGTCTTGTGGAAATCCTTGGTGAAGAAAACACAAATTGGGTACTCAACGCATCAACTGTAGAAGAAGCTAATGACCGTGCTAAAACTGCTATTAACCAAAAGAAAACTCAACTTGAGGACTCTATCCAAGCAGAAAAACTGGCGTTGATTGACTCTGCAAAATCTGTAAGACAACAAGCCAAAGATAACCTTGCAAGTCTTCGTGAGGAGAAAAAAGGTTGGGGCGACCGTGTAATGGTAATGTATCATTTTGCTGATGCCATTGGTGTCGCAAAAGAAGCATACTACGGTTTGATGGAGTTGTTAAACAAACAACGTCTTAGCGATGCACTCAAGAATTCTGCGGCAATGGGTGAAGCATTACATGACATGAGGGTAGCAAAGAAAGAAGCTGCCGAACGTGGTGCAAGTCAAGCTGAACTTGATGATTTCGATGCAAAAATTGCTCGTGCTTATGAAGGCATGCAAAACGCCGAAAAAGAAGTATATGATGCAAACTATAACTATACTTACTATAAAGACGAATATGCAAAACATATCGAGTCTATTGCTGCAAAAATTGTTGCAGATGAACAACGCCAGTTAGCAGACATTAATGAAAATGCATACGGCAACGGTCATGGCAACCCAGGCACAATCGGTGGTGGCACTACTGGTGATTATGCACGAGATGAATTACCTGAGGGTGCTGATGCTGGTAAAAAGAAAAAAGGTTCTAAGTCTAAAAAAGAAAAGAATCCTTTATATGGCACTAAAAAAGGCGAAGCTATTGACTTTTTGATGAAACAAGGTTTTACCGCAAACCAAGCATATGGTATCGTTGGCAATCTAATACAAGAGTCACAACTTGACCCAACTGCGGTTAATGCCACTGGTCATCGTGGTATCGCACAATGGGATGCAAATCGATGGAGTAATCTATTGAGTTTCGCTAATGGAAATAATTCTGACCCAAATGCGTACGAAACACAACTTGCGTTCTTGGTTCATGAGTTACAAACCACACACAGAGATGCATGGCAAAAAGTCCTAGCAAAAGCTGTAAATCAAACACCAGAAGAATATGCTCATTATTTTGACGAATTTGTCGAAATCTCTGGTGGTGAAGAAACAGCACAACGACAAGCATATGCGAGAGAACTTGCGAATACTGGGTATGGACAAGATGATTTACATGGTGCTGAACGTGCGAACAAAATCGCTGATAAACAAAAGAAGATACAAGACCTTGCGGACAAACTTGCTGAAAAGCAAATCGAAATGGCTAATGCTATTAAGCCAGAGGAACAAGTTAAGTCAGCCAAGGCTACTGCGGAATTAAACAAAAAGATAAAAGACATCGAAAAGCAAATCGATGAGTTGTTAAAACTTAATCCACAAGCCAATGTTAAAGAACTTAGAGATACTATGGCTAAGTATACCGAAGTTATGAAACATCAGATTATGGACGAAGAACGTGACTCTAATTATGCATCCGCAATGCAAATGGCTAAGGATAGACATGAGTTAGAAGACTTTGATTTAGATGGTAAGGCAGAAAACTTTTGGGTATCGGATGTTCGTAATGTACAACGTGCATGGGAACAAGCTGAAATTGCCAAGCGTGAATACTTAGATAAAAAAGCCAGCTATGACACTGGTATGTCCAAATATACAGAGGATGACCTAAGGAAATCTTTAATCGCATGGAAAAAATACGAAAAAGAAGCTACTAAGACCTCAAAAGATTTGAATAAAAACATCAGACAACAAACGCATGATGTTTTCCATAGTTTAATCTTTGAAGGGAAATCCATTAAAGATATATGGAAAAATCTATGGAAACAACTTGCCGAAGATGCGTTGAAGATGATATTCAAAATTCAAGATGGCAATGGTGGTCTTTTTCAAAATATTTTGCGTAGAGTTGATAGCAGATATCAAAAAGGTATTAATGGTTTAGATAGCAAAAACATTGGTGGCATTGATAATGCTGACAATCAATTGTTAATGGCTCAGTCAACACGTAATCTTGATAAAAACTTTGAAACCTTCTTGGCTAATACTGAGGGCGGTACAGCGTGGAAACAAGCGACATTTACTGATGCTGTAATCTATGGTAATATCCAAGGCGATAAATCAAACGTAGATATACCAGAGAATACTACTGATAAAGACGACAAACAAGATGTTTCCCAATACATCAATGCAAGTATGAAATTGGCTGGTGGCAACAACAAGTGGTTGGGTACGCTTGGTACAATCGCTGGTTTCGCTAAACAGTTTGGTCTTTTAAAGTTTGCTGGCGGTGGTTCTGTTGATAAAGACCAACTCGTACGTGTCGGTGAAGGTGATAAGAAAGAATGGATTATCCCAACCGCTGACAAAGCAAGAGGTCGCCAATTGTTGAATCAAGCAGCAAAAGACTTGGGAGTTGGTGTTACAAGTGGTATTGAACCAAAGTGGCAACATGAGGATACTAAGAATGGTGCTTTGTCAGAACAAACTAAAAGGCAAGAACACTTGATGAATCAAATGGTTGCTAACACACAGGCAATGACAAAGGGCATGAACTACATGGCAAACGGTGGTTCTGGCACTAAAGAATCCATTGCACAACCTGTGTTTGTAAAACAAACGATTTCAGACCAAGACTTCCTTGCGAAGTATCAAAAGTTGATTGCACTTGGGAAGTTAAAACAATCTTAAAATATCGTTACAAAATCTAAATGTTTTTTACTATATGTAGAGGGGTTTTTACCCCTCTCATTACATACTATTGGAGGTCATATGGAAGATATAACAAAATATCTTGGCTTGAAATATGGCTTTGATAAATCACAGGGTCAATACCATTGTGTTGATGTATGTCGCATGTGGTATAAAGACCATGGATATAAACATTGTTTTGATGATGGTAAGACTGACCCCATTAGTTGCGAAGACTTTCACAAGAATCATCAGACACGACTATTACGATATTTACTCAAGTATTTTAATAAAATACGAAATGTAGATGACTTAAAACAGGGAGATATCGTCTTATTCAATGTAGATGGTGATTTACATACAGGTGTATATCTACAGAATGGACAAATACTGGCGATGCAAGTTCCGTGCGTGACAAACGAGTCATTATCTGCTGTTTTTAAACGCAGTTATTGGCAACCATTGTTTTTCTGTGGTTTTCGCCAGCGTTAGCGAGGAATAAATAATGGCACAATTACCGAGATTCCCTTTGCCTTATATATTTGAGGTCGAAAAGGGTCTAAAATTTGCCACACAAGAAGTTGTGTTCACAAGTGGTAAAAAACAAATACGACAAAATGCGTTAAATCCACAGAGAACATGGTCTATCAGCTTGCGTGGAACTGTGGAACAACAAAAGATATTTGAACAATTTTGTGAGACCGTTGGTGGTAACACAAGAACATTTATATTTACCGATGAATTTAATCAAGACCAAATCTGTCGTTTTGCAACCAATGAATTCAATCTAAAGGTGTTGCGTGACTTTACCGTTGAGAATGGTACCCATGGTAATGCCATCGGTTTTACAGCAAGCGTACAGATTGAGAAAGTCTTATAGGTGATACATGATTAATTTACCTGTTGCTTTTAGAGAAGCATTAGAGGGCGGTTCTGTTTTTGATATTGAGTTGTATGAAGTTCATATTCCAAATATGACTTTGTACTTATGCTCATGTGATATAAATATTCAATTCAATGGACAACAATATTTAGCACTACCAATCAAGCGTGGAGAAATTAATAAAACCGTTGATAATTCCATTGATTCATGCGAACTTGAGATTTCTAATGCTACCGATAAGTTTACTCAATTGTTATTCAAGGGTATTCCATTCACAGGTAGTCGTATCTATATTTACAAAATACTGTATCCTGACTCCTTGGCTAATCCAAAGATGATTAAACCTGTGTTCATGGGTAGAGTTGATTCTCCTGAGTTGACAAACGATGGCATATTTAAAGTTGTGGTTACATCCGATGTTCCAAACGTGCGTGGCGGTCGTAGAACTCAATACACATGCACATCAACATTTGGCGACAGCAGTTGTCGTGCTGTGATTAAGAAAACACAAGCTGTTATTACGAATATTCAACAATCGAATGATGGCTATGTGGTGTCTATTGACACACCCATTGAAGAAAAGGATTATATCAATGGTGTATTGATTGTCGAGGGTGAAGCACGTAAAATTGTTGGTATCCCAACCAATAAAACTATCAAGCTAGAATATCCATTACTAACGGCAAAAGATATTCTAATGAATAAACAATGTACGGTACAAGCGGGATGTGATAAAACTCCATCTGACTGCAAGAGACATGGTAATCAAAAGCGATATGCTGGATTCTTGTCTGTACCGTTTGAATTTACAATTAGAACTTAATCAGCGAAACGAAGCGAGGTATTAATATATGGGTAAAGGCGGTGGCAAGGGCGGAAAAGGTCGTGTTGGTAAGATTGTTGGTCTTGCGGCGGCTGCTGTCTTTGGCTTTGGTGGCGGAGCATGGGGATTCTTAAAAGGTGTATCCATGTTCAGTCGTGCTATGTATGGGTTATCCCTTGGGATGTCCATTGGTGGTCTATTCGACAAACAAAAGAATACAACACCAGAATCTACCTTCGACTCTAAAAACAACCAAGTCACATCAGAGGGTACAATTCCGATTATCTATGGACAATCTAAGGTTGGTGGTATACAAACGTATCACCACATGGACGTCGATGGTCGCAAGCTGTTGAAACACGTATTGATTGGCGAAGGTGAAATCGAAGGATTCTACGGTGCTACTGCTAATGGATATTTACTACCGATTAAAAGCGGTGGAAACATCAACAGAAAAGTACCTGTGTTTGGTATACGGAATAACAAATGGAGCGATGCCACCGTTCAAATCTCAAGCGGTGTCGCACCATCAAAAGGCTTTAAAGGGATTTTCCGTAAACCTTCTGAGTCTCAACAATCAATTTATCAAGACGACCTTGACTATGGACAATTCAATAAATTTCCTAAGTTGATATTGCATGCCAATGGTCGAGATGTATACATTTTCTTAACAGAAGACAATACTAAGATTGACGACAAATACTCTCTTGCATGTAACACCTTTGGTAAAGTCTATCAGATTATCTTGGGAGACACCTATTTGTCTACATTACAAGAAGACGGTTGGGAGCTTGTGAATCCTGTGGTTTGCCAAGATTCTCCAAACAAGATTCAAACAACTGATATTATCTCTTGTTATCAAAAAGATGTATTCTTTACTACAAACGGCGAGCAAAATGCTAAAGAAAGTACTATTGAATTACACACAGGCAATGCTAATGCAGATGCCGTAAGTACATACTTAACTACAGGTGGCTATCCTAATGATGCGTATGTGATTGCAGACTTGCGTTATACCGATAAGATGGGTGCTGGTAATCCAACGATTACTGCTATTGTAAGGGGTCGCAAGGTATACGATTGGCGTACCAAGGAGACAAAATTCTCTAAGAACCCTGCTGTTTGTTTGTATGATTATTTGACAAATAATGTTTATGGTGCTGGTCAATATATCACGCCTGAAATGCTTGATATGGAGTCCTTTACTGATGTTGCTAACTATTGTGACGAAGTGATTACATATAATGACCCATATGGCGTTACCAAGAGCGAAAAACGCTATGAGTTAGACTTAGTATTAAACGAGACAAAATCTCATTTAGAAAATATTCAGTCAATCTTAAACTCATTCCTTGGGTTTGTTGTGTTTTCAAACAATCAAATCAAGCTACGGTGCGAACGATTGGAAACACCTGTGTATGCATTTAATGATGACAACATCGTTGAAAACTCTTTATCTTACAAGGGTGCTTCGATTGAGCAATCCCCAAACAAATTCAATCTTACTTACGTTGAGCCAGCATTGGATTATACTGCGGTTAAATTAATTGTTGAAGATGCCACAAATCAACTACCACCACCAATTGGCATTGGTCGTCCTGTGGAACAAGACATCGAATTCAAGGGTGTTCGCAGACAAACCCAATGTTTACGACTTGGGAAGATTGCACGAGATATTGTTCGTTTGTGTCCAATTACGGTTACATTTAAGACTGGTCTTATGGCTTCTCATTTGGAAGCTGGGGATGTCGTTACGGTATCTAAAACATATATTGATGAGAACGGTGATAAACAAACCTTATTTAAAAATCAACAAGCACGTATTGTTGAAATCAAAGAAGAAGACGGTACGTATGAAATCTCCGCTAAACAATACAATCCATCAATCTACGACGATACATTTGGGGCATCCCTCAAAGTATTTGCTCCTACAGGTGCTAATACAAAAGACATTCAATTGTTACCTGAGACTGTTAAATCCGTTGAGAACATCAACGCTGAACAGGTGTATCGCCAACGAGTCAACGGTGTACCGACATATGATGTTGTACTATCGTTTACCGAGCCTGATGACGTCAACTACAATTATGCTATGGTATCTGTTCAGATTGAACACAATGGTACTCTTAGCCCATGGCGAGTCTATGGTGCAACTCATGGTGTAATGCCTGTGATTGGCTTATATAAAAACGATAAGGTCAACTTTAGAATTATTCCATATGACTCCAAAGATTTACCACATGAAGAATCCATGAGTACGTATACACACGTTATCGTGCCAAAGATTGGCAATCCATCTGCACCAACGAATGTAAATATTCGATTTACAGATGTGGCAACCATAAGTTGGAATCGTGTGACGACTGCGGATATAGACCGATATGAAGTGCGTTCATCTGAATCATTGACTGAGAACAATCTATTGTTGATGACTTCCGAACCTAGCGGTGAGATTGATTTATCAAGAATTGGTCGTAGTGGTACTGTATGGGTCTATGCGGTCAACTCTGAAGACATCTACAGCTCACCAACCAAGTATGGATACAATCTACCAAAACCAACGGCTCCTGCTATTAGTATTAAAACTTTTATACAATCCTTTAGAGTCACATACGGCTCAATACCGAAGTCTTGTACTGCGGTGATACGTATTGACAATCAAGATTATAAAACTAAGGATACGCTATTTTTTTACAACGAAAGTGCTGGTTTGTTTAATGTGTCGGTTGCCTTTGAAGATTACTTTGGTCTAGGGGAGTTCTCCCCACAACAAATGGTTGAAATTAAAGCGACAATACCAAAAGAACTGATTGATAAAGAAGCTCTTGGACTTCAAGGAATGGAAAATAAAATACGACAGTTAGATGCGGATGTCGAATCTATTGCTGGAGCTTGGACACAAAAGGTTCAAGACTTAGAGGATAACATCCAAAGTCGTATCACACAACTTGAAAATGGGATTGACTTGCGTGTTGAGGAGAAAGTCGGAAAATTAGATGGTAATACTATATTGTCACGAATTAATTTATCAAGTGGTGGTGTACGCATTGATGGTAAGCTGTTGCATGTCACTGGTCAATCACAATTTGACGACAATATTATTACAAACAAGATGTTGCAAGCCAATGCTGTTACTGCGGACAAAATTAAGACTGATACATTGGCTGCCTTGAGTGCAAACCTTGGTGATGTCAGAAGCGGTACAATCACAAGTACAACCATTAAAAACGAAAGTGGTACATTCTCTGTTGACCCTAATGGTAATATCCGTGGTGCAAATATTGTGGCTTCCACCATTAGTGCTGACTCTATTTTTAACGCAGGTTTTAAAGTCAAGAATATTGACTATGCGGTTTTAACTGTGGCTCACGGTCAAGATTGTCCACCAATTGGTAATTACAGCGTTAGCGAATGTACGTTTGTTCCGATTGGGTATTACTTTACAAGCACTTATTCAAATGACTGGTCTACTAGAGAGGGTCGAGAAAGATGGCGTGAGGTTCAAGATAGAAAACAAGACCGTTGTACTATTTACTTACAAGGTAATATGCCACAAATGAATAACTCTGGTCGTTATGGCAATAGACATTTAAAAACCTTAGTTGGTCTCAATGGAAGAAAAGCCGTATGTCAAGCGACATGGGAAAGTTATTGGTCTTCTGGTGGCGACAACGGTAATGACGGCACAAATGAGTTTATTTCTTTTGGAGTAATCTATGTTCTCGTCATTGGCAAGAAAGGGTAAATACTTATGTTTTACATATTTGACAAAAACACAGGATTATGCATCTGCTCATCACCAATCGCAGTAAACATTGATGGTACAACTGCGGTTGAAACAGATGTTTTCTATAACACATGGGAAATACAGTTGGTAAACGGTGAGATTAAACCATATCAACCACAAACGTATGAACCTGATGACGAACCACAAACCAATAACAGTATTCCGACTCTAGTATACAGAGTTAGACATGGGGATACCGTCTTTACAGACGAACACCCCATGAAGTCTTATGATGCAACGATTGTATCATTCCAAATGGCTGATGGTACATTTAACTCACCAAATGTGGGGGCTGTGGTTGAGAAACCAAAGAATCCGATGTTTATCGGTAGAAATTATTCCGTTGGTATTAACTCAAGTGGTATCGCTTATTGTCGAACTGATGATACCACCGCTGAGAATACAATATCTGGGTGGATTACCGTTGTCTTAACACGAAAGCAGGTGAACAAATGAATGATTACGTCCGCAACGAAGATGAGTTTCTACATGTGGGTGCGAACTGGGAACGCATGTACACAATAGAAAATCGGACGTTGGACACCGAACATTCAACTGCGGTTTTCAAAATCAGAGACCGCCAAGGCAATCTTGTGTGTGAAGCCGTATGCACGGTACAACCAGAGGGTGTTCTTGTGCAGATACCATACGAAATAACACAAAAGATTGACAAAAAAATAACCAAAGCGAAATATGACTTGTTTTTAAAAATGAATGAGAAGTCGTATAAATTAATCATGGGTAACATCGAGATTATTCATGACATTTCAATGCATTAATCACAGGAGAAAAAATAATGGCTGATAACAATCCAGTAAAAGTGTCTATTATTGACCCAATTCAATTAAATGTAAATATGCCTAATATTAAAGGCGATGCTGGTAAAGATGGCGATAGTGCTTACTTAACTGCTGTAAAAAACGGTTTTGTCGGTACTGAACGTGAATGGTTAGAAAGCCTAAAAGCAAACATCGATGTAACTCAGGCATACGAAACACTTATGAGAAATAATGTGTACTGTGCTTCTAAAGACGTAGTAGGTGTAGTAAATGGTTTCTTATCAGGACTAGGTGACTTAGCGAAAAAACAAGCTAGAGAATTTGAGTATGACGTACCTGTGCCAAATCAACTATATATTTCTATGCGTGGTGAGCCACATTATTGGGTTGGCATTCAAAATGCACCAGCAAATGAACGTGTTGAATTTTCACAAAATGGTACTATATTGTTCCAATTGAAAACACCATTTGGTTCTGATAGTATAACTTTTGAATATTATAATATGTTAAAAGAAAAAGTATCAAAGTCTACAATACAAGGTTCTGTTGGTGTAAAAACATCAATTAGTGATTATGAATTTGCTAGAAATGATGGTTCAACAGAATATTACTTCCCAGAAGTAACATCCGTTGGTGAACAAGCGTTCCATCCATATACACTAAAGATTAAATTGCCTAAAGCAACAACTATTGCATCTAATGCATTCCTTATGTGTCGTGAACTAGAAGAACTAGAACTTCCATCGTATATCCTATCACAAAGCAATAAGTTTGATAATGTGTTCGGCAATAGCTTACAAACAATGGTTATCAATGATTCTTCCGCTATCGATGTATTAAGTGAATATTCTGACGAGACAGTTAAAGCAATCATCTACAACCAAGACAAAACAAAAAAATTCGACAAAGCGACTAAAACTTGGGTTTCTGCACAATAACAACAAATGTTTTAACCATTGGGGTCTACTAAAGACCCCTTTGGTATTTTACCAGGGAGATACCAATGGAGTTATTGACAATGATATCCTTGATATGTGGCATACTTGTGTTTGTCGGCAGTTTCATTGGCTTTGTTTTTAAAGTCATGATTATATCGCCGTTGAAAATCTCAATTGACAACCTAAGCACAACTATTGCTGCAATCCTAAAGGATATTGAAACAGGGCGTATAGACCGCTACAATATGTCTATCAAATTGAGTGGAATGGAAAGCGATATCAAACATATAAGTCAACGGATTGACACCTTGGAAGAGTATACACGGAGGTAATTTATGTTTCAACAACTTAAAGATTATTACAACCGTGTGAAAACAGCTCACGTGAAAATCCAATCGCTACAATTTGTAAAGTTTGTAATCACAACATCTTTCGTTCCAATATTTATGTATTTAATCGTATGGCTATATGCTATATATGCCATGCACATTGGTCTCAACGTGAGTATTTTGCTTGCGTTGTTGACCGAATTACGCCAATTTGTGGCTGTTATATTCTCGACTCAAACTGTTGCTGGGGTGTTGGCGTATGGTGTTGCACTAATCGATTCGGACGGCAATGGAGAATCAGATGAACTCGATGCCAAAGCACACACGAAACAGACTATGGGGGCAGGTGATATAAAATGAGACAAATCGAAAAAGAAGAATTAATGCAGATGGCAACTAGAGCCGTTGGTCAAATCGACCGTATCTACTTACATTGGTCTGCTGGCAGATACAACCAAAGTCACACCGACAGCTATCACATATGTATTGACGACCAAGGACGTTGGTTTACCGATGTATACGAATTGACTGAACACAGAGACCATACATATATGCGAAATTATCGGTCTATTGCCATCTGTTTAAACGGTTGTTTTGATGCAACAGGGATTTACAATATGGGCACTCAACCGCCAACAGATGCACAAATCTATGCAATGTCATATGTTGTGGCACTATTGTGTGTTCAAATGGGTATACCACTCGATATACAACATGTAATGACACATGCAGAAGCTGCGGATAACAAAGACGGCATGGATTTGTATTATCTTGACTATACTGGATATCCAAACAATACTTACGGTCCAGAGTCAAATTGTGACCGTTGGGATTTATGGGTTTTACATCAAGGAGACCCTGAGTGGTCTGGCGGAGAAAACATTCGTGGCAACGCACGATTCATCGCCAAGAACGAATGGGGGTATGATATCTGATGAAGATACACATGAAAGAACCATGCGTATGGAGAACCCTTGGTGCTGTCTTTAGTGTCTGTCTTGTTGGATTATTCGTATGTGTGTATCTGTTGTTTAGTGGTATCCACGAGCATGAACAACAGTTACGACATACGGAACAACAACTGCATCAAACACAAATACAACTACAGATTACAAAACAAGAACGCACAATATTACAACAAAAGATTGACATGCTAGAGAATATTGAATACGAGCGTGGTACATTAGAACCACCAATGGAGACACGATGAATGACAAAATCAAATCATATGTATTCAACCATCAGAAAAGTTCTATTGTTATCTGTATTGGGATTATTCTTTTGTGTGCCATCGGTATATGGTACTTCATCAGAGCCAACAGTAACATTGACACTACAGGAATACAACACGCTACAACAGAACTTCACAACGCTGGAGAATACAATCGACAATCAATTGAATACAATCAACGAATTAGAGACTCAATTATCACTAGCGAAAGCATCAACCAGCGAGCAACAACAGATGTTGAACGAATTATTGAATCTACTAAAGGAACAACATCAAGAATTGACAGAAGCCAAGAACTCGTTAGAGATGCAAAACAAGACGCTATTGATGCAAAAAGAATCGTTGGCGAAAGCAGAAGCATACTTGAAAATGCAAGAGCGAGAACTGAAAAGAGCACAACAGGACAGCCGTAGAGCTAAGCTATTGAATGTTCTGTTGGGAGCAGGAGTTATCTATTTGGCATCTCGATGATTGGATGGTGGTCTATCTTATCTCTACAGCATACAGTAGTGGATGTATGCATATATCTTGATATTAAAAATGGGAGTATACCTAAGTGGTATACTCCCAAATTTTTGCGTTTAAGGGGTATTTTGTTTTAGTTCTAATGGTTTAACCTTGCGAATTGTGTCACCATATACTTGGATATAATACCCTTTGCCACACTCAAGTTCGACCAAATAATTAGACCACATGACATATCTATTGCCGTTATGGTCTAAGATATTCGCCATGGGTTTGCCTGCTTTGGTTGTTCGTCTCTCGAATTTGCTACAGATGATTGCCTTGACGTCACGACCATTTGCTAGATTTGTGTTATATCCCTTTAGAGGGTCTTCAAATGAACACCCAAGGTATTTATATCTAAGAGTACTCACAGACACCTTACAGGTTAAATTTGGCGATTCTATGAGCATTATAGAGTTATATTTATCAGTCCATTCTTGTATCTTGTTTTCAATAGATACCTTTTTCTTTTTCATTGACTGTTGTTGCTTGAGTGTTACATTATCAAACTCTTGAGACATTAATTTCTCATGTTCTAACAATTTGGCTTTCCACTCGTCAATTTTCGCCAATGCGTTCTTTCTGTCTCCATCATAGGATTTATACTCAGGGATTAGTGCCATTAATTCATTGGTATCGCCCAAGAAATCCAATGCACCACTACCGACTAGACCTTCAAGTTGAAGCTTTGTGTATTTACTAAAGATAGCATCAATGGTATATTCATGTGGTTTTTCAATCTTGTTGATACCACGGATATATGAAAGTCCAACTCGGATGGAATTCCCCTGTACTGTCCATTCACGTTTACTGTACCTTAGGTCAGGTGGTAAAATCTCGATACCCTTGCGTTTAATCTCTTGAATGTACGGTAGTATTTTCTCTTGATTGCCGTCTTCGGAATTAATGGTTGCTACATAGAATTCCAACGGATAGTGAGCCTTTAGGTATGCAGTTATGTATGCCATATATCCGTATGATTGACTGTGAGAGTTACATACGACCAAGCCATTGTTCACAACAAATGTATGGTTCGGATGTGCCATTTCTACGTCATAAACATCTTCAACACCGACATACGTAATAGACTTGATTTTATCAGCATTCAACAAATAACCGTGGTCGCCTTTTTTAGCACGCCCATGTTTATAATGTTCTTTTTTATGACAAGACACACAAAGCCATTGGAAGTTGTCTAAATCGTTATTCTTGCGATTAAAGTCTTTATGATGCATTTCAAATCGAGTAGACCCATATTCGCATCCGCACAATTCACAAGGTCTTTGTTCTTGTTTTGCATTTTCGATAGACTGCTCAAAGTTCCGATATGGACTGTAGTCTTTTCGTTGAAAACCTTGTTGACCTTTTGTTGGTAAATTATCAGAACGCTTCAAACCAGTTAAATTATATGTATCTTTGACGACTGCTCTTTCACCTTTGGTATATAATAAATCACCGACTTGCAATTCACTCAATAGCTTGATACCATCTGGTGTAGGAAATTTATGTTTCATAGTTGATTTTACAAAAGAACCGTTTTCTGTTTCAACTAAGTAAACATCGTTTTTACCCTTATAGTAGATGTCAACAATATCATTTATTTTAATTCTATCGTCAACCATACTGAGAGATTTACCATAGCCATTTCTACGGTACTTACCCCTCAATGCTGTGTGACCGTTCTTTTTCGCCCAATCATTATCATGCATTGTTTTATACATTTCTGCGACCGTCAATGGTTTATGACGACCCTTGTCTCTATACAGCACAGTATCACCAGAAATACAATGGTTAAACGAATAAGAGCCTGCTGCAACAATCATATCTAAAATCTGTTGTGCAACCTCTGGGTCTGTACCTGTGGATTTTGCACGTTCGATGAATTCACCTGTAATCTGTTGCATTAAATCATGGTCTTTTTTGCCGATGGCTCTACGAACGGTGTCTGCTTCTGCCATACTGTAGCCACCAATTACTTGTACAACTTTCATAATGTCTTCTTGATATAGCATGATACCGTATGTTTCAGACAAGACATCTTTGAGTCGTGTGTCTAAATATTCAAACGGCTTGCCATTTCTTCGGTCAATAAACTCTTGTAATGTACCACCAAGAATACATGCTGGTCTATATAACGCAACAACAGAAATTAAGTCAACAAAAGACCTTGGTGCAATATCTTTTAGAACTTGAGTCATGCCATATGATTTCATTTGGAATACACCAAGCGTATCGCCTTTACGTAATAACTCAAGTGTTTTCTCGTCATTCCACGGCAAATTAATTAAATCTAGGGTGTCCTTAACGCCTGCGATAGTTACACAATCGTCAATAACATCCAGTGTTCTTAACCCAAGAATATCCTCTTTTAGAAATCCCATGGACTCCAAATGTTTAAAATTTGTAGATGCCACATATGTTTCTTCCTTTGTTTTAGAATCTTTTTGCATTTCTAAAGAGCAGTACTTTGTAATATCTTGATTTGATACAATAACTGCCGATGCATGCTTACCAAAGCCAGTCATAATACCGACCAACTGTTTTGCTAAAGAGAATAGCTCTGGATATTTATGGTCGTTCACATGTTCTAGTTTTGCATGTTCTAGTTCATCATCGTAGAAATCTTTATCATCATCGAATGACACCTTTTTAATTTTCTTTGAGTACGCATCTGCAATATCTTTATCAACCCCAAGACATCGTGCGGCTTCCTTGAGTGCACCTGCTGCTTTCATGTATGAGAATGTACGACATTGGTATACATATTTGTATTTTTCTTTTAAATATTCAATGACTTCCGCACGTCTTACTTGGGAACAATCGTTGTCAATCCTGTTTACCCTCTGTTTCCAGATATTTATTAGGGGAGTAGACTATCTCATCATCTTGTTAAAAACAAGAGCCTTGCACTTCCATTGGGGCAATATCCAATGTACTTCACTACTGTGAATAGTCGTTACACTTTATATGAAAACAACCAACTTTACGATACTTATGCATAGAACTTAGTGAGCCACCATAAACTTTATGGAAATATCTTGACGCTTCAAGACACGACTGAAAACTTTTTATTGGTGTATCACCGTTATATAATGTACACTCTCTAAAATTACGGACAGGCGACATTGTTTGGTAAGATTTATATAAATTTTCCTTTCTTGTTACCCATCTTAAATTAGAGACATGATTATTTTTAATATTATTATCTATGTGGTCTACTTCTGGCAAGTTATTCGGATTAGGAATAAAAGCCATTGCGACCAATCGGTGAACAGAAAATTGTTTAGTTATATTATTCTTGTTTAGCCGAACGTACATATATTTACTTCTGGTTGTAGGTGCTTGAGAAATAAAACGTTTAGAATAATTGCTATAAACACGACCATCTTCATATACGATATAATTCTCATACCCCTTAATTGGTTTTGATTTCATTATTACCTCTTTTTAGAGGTTGTTTTCATACCTTAGCACGGTATTATCTGCTATCTCGTGTATTATATACACTAGACCGTAGACTCTCTTACGAAGCGTATTCGCCTATGGATAAAGACTATAATTGTCATATAGCCAGTCTTATTTAACTTCTACCGTTAGCCGTCTATTGACGACACCGCTTTTGCCATAGCGTTCACAAGGTTCTCAGCTATGTGTCACCACACGCTCGGACATTAAAATCTATCCGCTGGAGATACACGATTTGGGTTCGCAAACCGTTCAAAATACAAGTTGTTTTTAATGGCATCTAAACCGACAATATCGAGTAAATATGCACACTCGCATCCACCAACCGACCCCCTGCCCACTTGAGACACTGGTATGCCACGCTTGCGACATGCATCGAGCAAGTCTTTGGTAATCAACAAGTAGTCCATATACCCAACTTGTTCCAAAATATCAATCTCGTGTAGCACGCGTTCGTCTACCTGTTTTTTGAATTCAGGCGTGACCTTGCCGATAATCTTTTGTTTATACCCATCACGCAACGCCTGTAAAAACACAGGTTTAACATCCCCATCTTTAACAAACTTAGGGTATACGTCAAGATTGAAATCAATTTGTGTATTGCATTGGTCGAACACAACATTAGTATTCTTTACCATTGTTTCAACCATATCTACACCAAATTGTGGATACAGACGGTCAAACACTTGTGCTTCCGATTGGATAAAAAAGTCATTGCTTGCATAGTATTGGTCTTCGTCATCATCTTTAGACCGACCACGGAACGCTTTGTGTAATTCATAGTCTTCTTCATACACATAATGAGAATCACAAGCGGCAATCAATGGAACATCATACTTGACAGACATTTCTGCAACCATTGCATTAAAACGCTTTTGGTCTTCATGTTGATACGTGTGGATTTCAAAATACAAGTCGTCACCAAAGATATCTTTAAATTGTGGTATTAATGACTCACGATTATCACCTTTTAGCCATCCACCCATGCATGCAGACGTACAGATTAATCCCTCAGAGTACTGCTTGATTAAGTCTAAATCAATTCTTGACTTATAATAATAATGTTTATGTGCTTCTGTTGTCAACTTAAATAAGTTCTCAAGACCTGTTTGGTTTTTCGCAAGAAACAGTATGTGAGAATACGATTTATCTTTAATTGACACATCATATGTATAATACAACTCTGAACCAAAGACCATCTTTAAGTCGGTCTGATGTTTCTGATTGTATTTCTGTAGATGTACATATGTATCAATCAAGCCTGAGCAACCATTGTGGTCTGTAAGTGCAAACCCTCGTTGTCCAAGTTCATGTACACGCTTTATGATGCCGTCTACAGAACTTATGGCATCTTTCATACCATAGTTTGAGAATTGTGAATGTAGATGCAAATGAATAAAGTTATCTGCCATATATAGTCCTCCTGTTGAAAAATTATTTTATTCACTATTGACATTATACACCATATAACGTATAATTGCAAGTGAAGACAATTGGTTCTTCAAAAGTATTTTTCCAACGGAAGGAACAAAAGAATATGGCAAAAGTAGTAGACAAAATCGTTGATGTAATGACACCAGTTGGTGAGTCTGTTTTCTGTAAAATCAATGGTATCGTTGATGATTACATGGGTCAAAACAAGTACACCATTACAATGACTCTTGGTGAGAAAGAAGCTAAGGCATTACAAAAACAATTAGTCAAAATTTGGGAGCAATCTGAAACTTTCAAAAGTCGTAATGAAGACGAGAAAGAAACAGACCGTCCTAAGATTCCAATCACTAAAAGTAAAGAATATGGGTATCAACTCAAGGCATCTACCAAGACCGAATTCATTGACAAAAACGGTAATACAAAACAAAATGTGGTGTCCTTGGTTGACGGTCATAAGAAACCTTTGGATGCGAAGACACAAATTTGGAAAGGCTCTAAGGTTGCACTATGGATTGGTGCAAAACCATATGAGACTCCAACGATGTACGGTGTGTCTTTAAAACTCAAGGGAATCCAAGTGATTGAACTTGTGAATGGTGGTTCTGGTGGTGCGTTCGGTGGTTCTGCATCTGATGATGTACAATCTTTTGGCACATCTTCTATGGCTGAAGCATTTGATACACCTGTGGAAGACACAGACTCAGACGCAATCCCATTCTAACACAAGATAATACCCTGGTCTACAATTGAATAAACCAAAATTCAACCCAAGTCAAACGGCTTGGGTATTTTGGCGTTCAAACAATTGCGTTAAAAATTTTGTTGAAAAATTGTGATTTTAACTCTTGACAAATTTACTGAAATGTGATACCCTTTAAAACCTAAGTTTTAATACATAAGAATACCTATGAATGAATACCATAGATTTAATACTGAGGTCTTAAAACATTGGTTGTTCATACCAAGGTTTCTAAAACCACAGTTGATAAAACCATGGTTGTTAAAGCGTATGTCTTAAAGCCTACGTTTTACTCTTTATGTTTTAAAACAGTAGTGGAATACTTGTTTGGTAACTTATGTATACTCACTACGTTCGTATAACATAAGTTACAACGAAAACCATGGAAATTGCTTCGCAATAATCGGCAAGCCGATTGTTTTTTTATTCTTAGTCAGAACAGAAATTCTTCCTTGACTTGGGTAATCTTGTATGATACAATAAGAGCATACTTAACGAGAATACATGAAAGGAAACCAACCATGGCAATTGACTTTGAAAAACAAGAACCAAAGAAAAAAGCATGGACACTTACAATGATGTACTTTAAAAAGTGTACAGTTCATGGTGCATTTAAGAATAACAAACCTACATCAGAGTTCTTTAAGGTTCGCTCATTCTTTATGCAAATTGATGAGAACTCAATGTTAAAATTATACAAGTATATGAACGCTATGGAGCATGCAGATATGTCCTTGACTGAGTTATTTGTTCATGCCAATGAACTAAATGCAAAACAATTTGCCAAAGCAAATACAAATACAACAGTCAGAGAACGATTACCGTTTGACTTAAATGGGTGGCTTGATAAAAATGCGTAGAGTAACACAGCTTGGGTTCTTAGTTGTAAATAAACCAAAGCCAAAACCAAAAAGAGAAATTCAACAGATAAATCTAAATAATTTCTTGAAAAGACTCAAGGAACATCGTTTTGTCAATACTATTGATACGACATCATTAGAAGACATTCTTATTGCACTACCACATATCACTGGTGTATATGGAGAAACAACATATCAAACTGTTGGGTCTCTACTTAGAATGGAAATCAAACGAATTAATCGTGCGTTGTTGTCGATGCAATGGAATACTAAAGATATTGGATTTGGGTCATATAACCGTTCTAAGAACTCATGGATATTCTTGTTTGACTATCAAAGAAACCAAACATATGTGTTTGTTGATAAAACATCATCATTTGAAACCGAGCTATCCATATGGGAAAGCTCTGACGTAAATTACTGGGGGTAATATGGACGTTTTAATTGAAATGCATTTACGAAAGTTTATTCAAGTACGAGCAGAAATCTTGCGTTTACTGGATAAAATAAAAGAATATGGTTTTTACCAAGTAGCACCAGCAGAAAAGAATCTATTGGTTTTTTGGGATAAAAACAATCGCTTGTATTGCGAAGACCAATATCCATATAAGTTTGCTTTTGTTACAGACGACTGTATTGCAGACTTGACAGATATTAAAACATTTGTTGACTCCATTAGAACCCATATGATTCAATGGGGTATCAAGAACACAACTATTGTTGATGACATCAATAAAACATATGATTCGCTAATGGGAATCATGTCAAATGTTGAAAACTCTTATAGTCCAACTGATATGTATTATCTGCAAAATAGAAACTCGGTATGGCGAAAGAATATTACATCTGAAAGTCATTTTGTAACTCATGTCGATGAAATACCTGAGTATTTACCAATTACGGTATATGGGTATGACAACGAGTTTGTAGACTTGAGAACGGCTGTCAATCAGATGTATTTGCTGAAATGTTGTTTTGACCCATCTATTGACTATCAGCTTAATGACAAATATAAACAGGAGGACTTATTAAATGAACACAATAGCGACACTACGGTATAAAATTGACTTACAAGAATTAGTCGAAGAATACACAGAGCTGTCTCGCAACGGCGGAGCAGTACCACGTGGTACATGTCCAATTTGTCACGGAGATAATCCAACCGAGTTTTGTATTCTACAAGACAGATACTATTGTCATCGCTGTGGTGCATCTGGTGATGCCATCAATTTTTATGCCGAAGTGGAAGGTCTACCGTTCTATCAAGCGGTTGAAGCCTTAGCTGAAAAATATGAGGTGTCTACAGATGACCCAACGTATCAAAAACAAAAGAGTATCGTTGGACAAAACACAAAGACAGCACTCAAGTATCATAAAGCGGTTGATGCCGTTCGTGAGTATATGAATGTTAAACGTGGTATTAATGATGAAACCTTAGAAGAATTCATGATTGGCTATGACAAGGGTGGATTTCTAAACGTAAAGTCCTCTGGTATTGTCATTCCGATTCAAGATGCTTATGGTCGTATCGTTGGTTTTTCCAAGAGACGACTCGAAGAAACCAATGAACCAAAATATAAGAATACACGAGAAGATGATGTATTTATCAAACGACAACTGCTGTTTAATTATCACAGAGCCATCAAGATGTTAAAGCCAAATGGTGTGTTACATGTTGCCGAGGGTTATCTTGATGTAATGTCTGCACATCAGCAAGGGATTCCATGTGTTGGATACTTGGGTGGACGACTCACGAAAGACCAAATTGTATTACTGTGGGAATTACAAAAGCGATACAATGGTGATATTACCTTTGCATTGGCTGTGGATAATCCAGAGTGTGATGCCACAGGTCGTAAAGCATTGTTAAAGACACGAGAGGACATTAATAAGTATGCCCCAGAGTTGAATGTTCGTGTTGTAATTTACCCAAAATAAATACTTGACACTCCTATAGTATTGTGCTATAGTATAACCATAGAACAACGTATTTGATTAAACAGGAGGATTTTATGAAAGTAGTATCTTACAGACATCTATTTGGAGACAATCAATGGGAGTCAGAAAACTTAGACAAATATGCTGTTGTAAAAGATGGCGTTAAATATGCACCGTTAAAAAATTGTTAAAAAGACAAACCTTATTTATGAAGAGTATGCTGTAAAGGAGATTAAAGTCTAATGAACATACTGATTGCATGTGAAGAATCCCAAACAGTTTGCTTATCCTTTAGAAAACTTGGGTTTAACGCCTATAGTTGCGACCTAGTGGAATGCTCTGGTGGTTATCCACGTTGGCATATCCAAGGCGATGCACTAGAAGTCATCAGAAATAACGGTGGTACAACTCAAGATGGTAAACGTGTGATAGTCGATAAATGGGATTTAATGATTGCCCATCCACCGTGTACATATTTGACATCTAGTGGTGCAAAATGGTTTTATCATCCAGATGACAAAGGTTTACCAATTGAAGACCGAAGACCACATCCAAAGTTTCCCAATCGCAAGAAAGACCAAGATGCTGGTGCTGAATTTTTCATGGCATTATACAATTCCGACATTCCATATATTGCAGTAGAAAACCCTGTTGGTGTCATGTCAACACGTTTTCGCAAGCCAGACCAAATTGTTCAACCGTTTATGTTTGGCGACCAAGCACGCAAAACAACTTGTTTATGGCTCAAGGGTTTGCCACTATTAGAGCCAACTAATGTTGTAGACGAGGGCGAGACTTTGACGTTTAAAAGCGGCAAGCGTATGCAAAAGTGGATTTCTGATGCATTAACAAATACCAAGACTGCCGAAGAACGCAGACGATTACGTTCTAAGACATTCGAAGGTATGGCACAAGCAATGGCATCTCAATGGGGTGCATTTGTATTATCGCAGGAGGAAAACAAATGAAAGATTTTGAGATTATCAAAGATTTGGTTTCTACAGAAGAATATTACCAATATTTAGACCATATGATTTTTCATTATTCAACAATGGAAGTTTCATTAGAACAAGCATTAGAATTAAAATCATATGTAGATGAATTGGTTGATACATTAGAAGAAAACAAAGGTAATAACACATCTGCTGAACTTGATAAATACTTAGAGCGGTCTTATCGTGAATTTTTCAAAGAACAAGAAGAGTCGATGGTTGATGACGTAGAAGAGCCTACACAGGATACATCTGATGTAGAATTTAAAGTTGGTGACCGTGTTGTAGTACGCCCTGATAACAGGATTGTTGACAAACAATATTGGGGAACAGTTATCTTGGTACACAAAGATTTACATGGTGATTACAACTATTTAGTAGAATTAGACAATAAAAAACTTGGATGGATAGCAACTGTTGGACTAGAGGGCATCGCCTGTGACAATGCATGGTGGGCAGACCCAGAAACTATGGTTCATATGAAAGATTATCTAAAGAAAGATGTTTGGTATGATTGCCATAATTTTACACCAGAGCAGCTCAAAGAAGTGTTGCATATTGGAACAACAATTGACGTTGTTGTATTGGACGATAGTGAAATTACAAAAGATGATTTAGTTGGTGAATTTTCTTGTGTGTCTCGTGTAGAAGATATTATCACACAGGATGGACAAACCGTAATCGAGGTTAATCGTGGTAATTGCTATCGTAGATATTTCAAACTAGCATAGTATTACATCAGGAGGGCAAATTATGAAATACAGAAACGGTAATGCCGTTGTTACACTTGATTTAAGAGATGGAACACGTGTGATTGAATACCCAGATAACGAACGTTTAACTTTGGAGACACCACTCAATATTGACGTTCGAGTATCCACACGTTGTCCATACGGCTACGATAGCACAACACAACATTCTACTTGTGGATTCTGCCATGAGTCTGCACTTGTAAATGGACATGAGTGTGATTATAATGCTTTGACTCAGGTTTTTACAGATGCCAGATTACCACGTGGTACGGAAATTGCCTTGGGTGTCAATGAAGTAACGGACTCCTTAGTATATTTTGTCAAATATTTATATTTTTTGGGTCTAGTTGTCAACATTACAATGAACGAGCGTTATATTAACGAATATGGCGATACAGGGCTATTAAGATTAAAGCCGTATATCTTTGGTCTTGGGATTTCTTATCGCTCCTTACAGGGGTGTTTATCGCTACCAGATTGGATTGCAGAATATCCACATACGGTTATCCATGTGATTAATGGCATTGATGATTTTACAGATGTCATGGAGCTTGGGGTGAAGTACCGTAAGTTATTAGTCTTGGGTGAAAAAGACTTTGGATTCAACCGTGGTAAAGTCGATTTGTCTACTAAAGAACATCAACAATGGAAAACCAATATTATGCAATTGACACAAATCTTTGATGTTGTGTCTTTCGACAACTTAGGGTTGCAACAATTGGACATCCGTGGTAAAATATCCATACAGGAATACAATGAATTTTACCAAGGTGAACATTCTATGTATATCAATGCGGTAGAACAATATTTTGCACCATCTAGTCGGACACGCAATAATATTAAATACTTTAGCGAAACCGCAATTAAACCGTATTTCCAATATTGCGAACAACAGGGGGTATCTCATGAGACTTATTAGACATAGTGTTTTCGAAACAAACAGCTCTTCTTGTCATTCAATGGCATATGTCGCAAGATTACAATTAAATGTACCACAGGAGACACAAACGATTACTCAGCAATTTGGTACTCTTGGTTTTACTCCAATGTTTAATGACCAATCTTGGGAAGTGCATTTTAAGAACTATATGTGGAAAGAACAAAAGTTATCATCACCACAAGACAAATTATGGTTTTTATTAATGGAAGTCTATAGTGAGTCTTTGCTTGATGAAGTGTTTGCTGATGAGTTCTATCTACATGTAAAACAATGGCTACAAGACATCGGCATTTATCTGGAAGAAATTGGATATGATGAAAATGACTACATAGAAAATATACCAACCAACGGAATAGTAAAACAAGAGATGTTTAAAACACCACAAGATTTATATAAATACTTGTTTGATAATAATCTTATAATTGACATTCGTCAATATGAGGTCGAAGCTGAGTATTAATGGGAGGACTAATATGCAAACATATTTAACACAAGAGCAGCAAAGAGAGTTAAATACTTTGTTAAACGCAACTTATAGCGAAAAAGACGAGTTGTTTAGCGATTTTCTTTATAATTACCCATACTATCTAATGGAAGAAGATTCTGGGGTTGATTGGGTTGATGAGTATTATAGTGGTAAATGGATTGTTTATCAATGCATTGATGGTCGATATTTTAAGCTGACATATACAGAACACAACAGTATGCAAGACCGTGATAATTGGGAATTCTTTGAGGTTAGACCGTTCCCAAAAACAGTCTTTGTTTACGAACCAGTGGAGGAAAACTAATGGATTCTCAAGACCAACATTCTTTAGAGTGTCTATTGGAATCATCCTTTGGTATGCGTTGTGATGTAGACATGATGCCGTCTTGCTTAGATTTAGTAAAAAGACGAGTTATTTTTGTTACTGATACTTATACTAAGGTTATGGAAGTCTATATGTGTTCTAATGGCAAATACTATATGTTAGAATGTTATGAGCCACACATAGGCACTCACAGAATGTTATATCGATTTATTGAAGTTGAACACAAGATGAAAATTGTTGATTATTTTTGTGCCACTACAGGAGGAAAACAAACGAAATTAATACGCAATGGTGTATTTGAGACCAACTCTAGCTCTGCACATTCGTTGGCATACACAAATAAAGTCTTGCGTGATTATGAGTATAAAATCAATCCATCCGAATGTTTGAAAGATAGCCGTTTTCGTCTAACAGAAATGCCAGAAGAATATCGCTCGTATGCATATATGCCGTTATACTTTGATGATTACGGCTGGAGTGGCAAATGCTTAACATCTCCTGCCCAAAAACTGAGTTATTTGATGTCGTCCGTTTACCAGTATAAAACTTGGGGAGAAATGTATAGTGACCCATTCTTTAAGCAAATTGTACAATGGTTGACTGAACTAGGTATTAATCTTGAATATGAATACCCAGGTGATGACGAAAGAATTGACGGTTATGTAGACCACCAGTCTTATGACGTTGTGTGTAAACAGATGTTTAATTCTAAAGAAGATTTACTTACGTATTTATTCAATGATGCAATTACTGTGTATATCGAAAATGATAACGATGATTTTCAAGAATGGGTTGAAAACCCGAGTGATACAATCGGTTATCAAGAAGCAATGTATTATGTTTGTTCTCGTGGTAAATGTGCTAAACGTAAATCTTGGGATGATAATACATATATTTATTCTGACTTGGTATATTCTCATGATAACAACTATTTGGGGCAAGCCATTATAAAAGTTTGTGATAAATCTAAATGGTTATATGCTGCAAGTACGTCTGATGTAAATGCAAATGACTGGGTTATTCTTTGGGAGGTAAACAAATATGCGATTAGTAAGAAATAATCTGTTTGAAACCAATAGTTCCTCGGCTCATTCTTTGGCTTTTGGCACATCTAAAATCATTCGTGGTGCTGGATGGGGCATACCAGAAGATGAAACCGACTTCAGTAATCCATTGTATCACCTGTATGAAATCCCAAGTTGTTATCAAGGATATACACTGCATGAATGGCTTGGGGAATATGGCTGGGGTTATGACGTACTGTCTACACCACAAGAAAAATTCTCTTATTTAATTACAGGTATTTGGCAACGGAATGGTGGCTTCTCGTTAGAGAAGAGCATGTTTTATACCGAAATTAAACATTGGTTGACAGAGTTGGGTATTCCAGTGATTGAATCATCCGCAGATGAAGAAGGTTATATCGACCACGAAAGTACGCACTTAGTAAATCCATCGTTGTTTAAAACCAAAGAAGACTTGATTACATACTTGTTCAATGATAATATTGTGATTTACATTGAGAACGACAACGATGAATATCAAGAGTGGTACACAGGTGAAAGGTCAGAAGATTAATGAGAGATGTATATATTGTCTATTCTTGCAGTGGCGAATGGGAAGACTATATAGAATCTATTGTGTATCTAGTGTATCACAAACATTATGCAGAGATACTATTGAAACAGCTACAAGAAGAAGACAAGCGGTTAGAACAAGAATATAGACAGGTTTACAAACAATTGGAATCATTCGAGGACGATGACTTAGGAGACCTTTGGTTAGATAGGGTAGAAGATATATATTTTGAAGACTTTTTAAATGAGCCTGAGCAGTACCCAAATGTCTTATCTCAGTTTACAATCCCTGAGCAAAAACGTTTGCTTGAATATGCACAGTTATATAAACGATGGGAACAACTCGGTGGATATATGTATGATGGCACAAATTATTTTATTCGTCAGTATGCCATGAGCGATGACGGTCGTATGACATATATCAACAGTAATTGGGGGTAACGTATGACATATGCAGAAGTAACAAAAGATATTTACGCAGGTCTCATTGTAAAGCGAAAATCTTGGAATAATATTCGTGTTCAATACATGGATTTATTCGATGGGTTTGATAGTTTTGTAGATTTTGCCATGGTATTATATGATGAAATAACAAGAGAATACATTGGTATTTATACACCAGAACCACGAGATGAATTTGCCAACGATTGGGTGATTGTTAAATGAGATTAGAACACAAGATTGATAATATATTGGGTAGAAATTATGCGTTTCTTATTGTAGATAACCCTGTATCTGTAGATACTTTAGATTTGATACAATGGATACACAATAGTATTCACAGAGATATATCATATAGACAAATTCTTGGCATATTACATATGATTGACTTGTATGAACGGACAGGTGACAAAAACATTCCTGTGTCCGCCGAGTCTCATATTGGTAGAACTGTAGCAAAATACTTTTTGCCACACAAGATGTCATATGTGTTATCTGGTGAACTACAGTTTAAACCGTTGAATATGCCACAGGAGGATGAATAATGAATTTTATTGATAATTGTCTAAATGCTGTATGGCTGACTTTAAGTGTCGAAGATAATCAAGCCGATGAAGTTTATGAATCTTTAAAGATTGTATGGTTCTCAAAGACACTACAAAATCATAAAGCCTTAGTTATGTCTACTTCTGGCTATTTTAATGAAACATATTGGGAAGTAACATACAATGGCGACAAAGACGAGTATTATGTTGATGAGTACATTAAAACCTCTAATGAAGTAATATCTGGTGATGATATTGAAACAATGTAAAGATTATAACGATTTATTAATAAATGGATATGACATCTCTACACTTGAAACTGAACCCTTAGATATTACATGCTTAAATGTTTTACTGGAAGAGTACCCAAGACAAGAAGACCAATACAAAAAGGCTGCACGCTTTTGTAAATCCGTAAACGACTCTATGGTTCTAGCAGATATTGCAACCATGCTGGCAAAACGATGGGAGCGTTCCATTGAAGAAGTCAAAAGTTATCTCAATGTGTCTGCAACTAATGGTGAAGAACTTTGGGAAAAAGTCCATGGTTTCTCTGATTCGTTTGAAGACTTGAAATCGTTCATTGGGCAAGAAGGTGTGCCGCTTGGGTTTCCCTCTTTGGACTTGGCTTTGGGTGGTGTCAAACGCCGTGAGATTGTATTACTTGGGGCATACACCAACCAAGGTAAATCATTCTTTGCAGCCAAAGTTGCAGCACATCGCTTGATGGACTCAAGTGATAATATTTTGGTTTTCTCAATGGAGATGCCAAGGGGTCAATTCTTGGCTGAAATCATAAAAGAAATCTTGGGTGTCAACGATGATAAATTACTTGAGATGTTACAAACGGAGCATGGTGTTGAATTATATTCAAGAGTGTCATCTGTTTTAGACAAGCGTATCCGTATTGTGGATGAACCAAACAAGGATATTGACGACTTGTTTAAAATTACCGCTGTATGTCAAGCGAATGATTTTCCTGTGGATTTTGTCGTGTTTGACCACTTCCATTTAATCCCAGAGGTTGATGACATTCCTGTAATGACACGTAATGCCAATAAGATGAAAGAATACGTAAAGCAATTCAATTTGGTTTTATTTATGCTTTGTCAGTTCAATGAAGACTCCCAGTCCAACTTTAGCAAAGACAAAAATAAGAAACCTTATGAAGCTGTCTTGCGTAACATCAAGGGTGCAAACGCACTCAAGGCAATCGCAGATATTGTTCTACTACTGTGGCGACCGTATAAAACGGATACACAACTTGACTTTGATGAACGTCAGAAAATCAAAAATATTTCCTGCGTTAAGATTGGGAAGTCTCGCAGACCAATCAAGGGTTATGCTGACATATTCCAACTCAAGTATAACGAGGAGACATCACATCTCGAAGAAGTAAATTTCTTTAATTAATTTGCAAATTTATACTTGACATTTTATCACGAATGTGATATTATAATAATGTACCAAGGATTAGACAACTTGGTTCTAGCCCTCCTTTCTTAACATAGCCAGCGGAGTCACATCCGTTGGCACACATGGGTCGTTGTTGGATACAATCAAGACACTTGAGCTTGGGTTCGATTCCCAAGAGACCCAATAGCATAACCGCTTAGTTGATGTGCGGTGTCACAAACATCAAACAAGTTTCTGATAGCCTTGATAAAACTAACAGGGGTGTATGACCTCATAGTCATACCGTCAGATAAGACGATAAAATCATATGTAAAATGTAGAGAACACTCTATATTTACTGCCGTCATTGTGAAGACGTTAAAACTCGCTTGAGCCTGTCAAGCTACAACAGGTACGCTATAGCATCTACCGCCGATGAGTATAGACGTATACGAACATAAGACACGTAGATTGCAATCTTTGCGTGGTCGAAAGATACAGCAGGGACTGTATGGCGGTAGAATATCGAGAGATGGTGTAACGATAGCACAGTCATAACGTCTTGACAGGTACAGGTTTAATTCCTGTTCGCTCGACCATATGGTGCTTATATACTGCCATTAAGGGCTGGACGCACGATGGGTGTCTAGCTGTATATACCATTCAACAGCTATACAGTAGTTTACAAGGAAAAACAGCATCCAGTATGGGTGAAGACGGGAGGTTCGATGCCTGCCATGTATAGTGGTGTTGTATTCTTGGGTAGTTCAATGGTAGAGCATCTGGCTGTTAACCAGAGAGTTGCAAGTTCGAGTCTTGCCCAAGAGCCATGTCGTTGTGGTCAAGATGGATAAAGACAACAGACTGTAAATCTGTCGCTTATAGCTTCGTAGGTTTGAATCATCCCAACGGCACCATGTGGGCATGGTGTAATGTAAACACGTCGGTCTCCAAAACCGAAGATAGGGGTTAGATTCCTCTTGCCTATGCCATATCCCCATGATGAAACTGGCAAACATACTGGACTTAGAATCCAGGTTTTGTAGGTTCGAGTCCTACTGGGGATACCACATAGAGATATGGTGTAATGGTAACACAGCAGATTTTGACTCTGCAATCCTAGGTTCAACTCCTAGTATCTCTTCCATTAAATCCACTGTGGGTCGCAACCACGGTGGTCGGTATTAGGGGTTTGCCGATAAGGGGAGAACGGATGCATGCTGTTTTTCTAACCCACCTACATGGATAGTTGGCAGAGTATGGTTTATTGCGACAGTCTTGAAAACTGTTGAGCGGAAACGCTCCGTGGGTTCAAATCCTACACTATCCTCCATATGAAGAATTAGCTTAAGGGTAAAGCACTATGAGGGGTGAATACTGGTTCGACTCCAGTAACGTAACGGTTTACAACACCATTAGTAGTAGATATTGGTTCAACCCCAGTATTCTTCACCAGAGCCAGATACATATGGTACGCCATTGTATCACCGAATGGGTTACTTAAGGGTTTCTCATTCGGATGGCATTCTACATAATTTTCCTCCTGATGGTTACATCTTATGTTTGCAACCATTCGTGTCGCCATAGTTTAATTGGTAGAACCCCAAATGGGCGGTACAGGTTCGACTCCTGTTGGTGGCTGCATGTAAAATCCATATGTTGTATATCGGACGTCATATACACGTGTGGTTATCGAGCTGTGGCGATATGAATTATTATGGGTCAGAACGTAAGCTGACACCACAGCAAAACCGAGAGGTGTTTCTCACAGGTTTCACCCAAAAACAAAAACCTGTGATTTATCATCAAAAGACCACTTGAGTATTTTCCCTCCTTTCATGCTCAGGTGGTCTTTTTTTTTGTTGACAAACACAGATAAATACTGTATAATATACATAGAATGGAAACACAGGGGGTGAATATGTGAAAGAAAATTCATTCGTGTGTCCTGATGGTGAAACCATATTAGTTAAAGACTGTATGAGCCAATGTAGGATGCAACAGCGATGTCTAGCAAAACCATTATTGGTAAACGCAAGTCGTCTCAGAGACCTGAATCGGACACACTTTAGTGTCACAGAAGTATTGTCGCCAACCTTATATATGTATCTAAAGGCGAATAATCCTGAGACAATCAATCCGTTTTCATCCATCGCTGCAACTGTGGGTACATCACTTCATGGAATACTTGAGAATTGCTTACCACAGAATTACGCTGGTGAGTTTCGATTGAATTACCAAGGTCTCACAGGTCAAATGGACTGTATTGACTTAGAGTATCACACTCTATATGATTACAAGGTCGTTGGTGCATACAAGTGTGCGACAATGATGGGTGGACGACCATTGTGGAAACCCCATGTAATCACACGTGGAAAACGCAAAGGTGAAACCGAGATGAGACAACAATGGGTGTACGATGGATTGCATCATTATGGTGACTACTGTAAGCAACAAAACCTATATAGAATACTATTGAATAAACATGGTATTCCCATTAATGATATGTTCTTACAAGTAATCATTAAAGAACCAATCAATACGATTAAGACTTTTAATCTGTCACAACAATGCTATTTGATACAACTACCAAAGATGAACGACCAACGTCTTCTTGACTATGCGTTATACAAAAAGGATGCCTTGGTAAATGCCATCGCAAACAATGAATTGCCAAAAGAATGTTCTGCAAAAGAACGATGGGTATCAAAAACATATCCATTGGGTCGAAAGTGTCAAGATTATTGCTCTGTTTCATACTGTTGTCCATATTATCAAAAGAAATTACAGGAGAAGAAAAAACGATGATTAATATTAAAACACAAGAGTTTATGACAACTACTAGATATGTGGTAACGTCAATCAAAAAACAATCACGAACTGCGTTCGTAAACGAAATCAAAGTCGGTGACGAATTCTATATTTGTACTAAGTTACATGGTGAAAAAACACAAGCAGGGTATCTCGCTCCACGAGTACGATTATATTTCCCTGATAAAAACAAATATACAAAGTATACTACACAAGAACGCATGCAACAAATCTTTGGTTTTAATTTTGATGCAGAACCTGTTAAATTACTCAGCGAAAGAGAAGACGTATGATTCTAGTCGGAAGAGCAGGCGTTGGTAAAGATACTGTTGCTGATTTATTGGTTGGTAACTTGCCGAAATATGCTTTTGCTGATGCCATTAAAGAAACAGTCCAAGTCATTCAAACCGATGGCGTTGATGCTGGTATGGAATACTTGGCAGACTTGAGTGGTCATACCACAGATGAAATCATTGGTATTCTCCCTGTGGTGCAGACGATTGAAAAAACCGTCTTAGACGGTAAACAACGAAAGCATTTACAATCGCTTGGCAATGGTTTACGAGCAATGTTTAAAGACTTTTGGATTATTGTCTTGCGAAATAAAATCATTCGAGATAACCCAGATGGATACATTGTTACTGACTGTCGTTATTTAAATGAGTTACAGATGTTGCAAGAACTGGATGTTGGTCTTCCGTGTTACCGCAAGTCAATCTTTATCAGTGCAAACAAAAAAGAACGCATTAAACGTATGAAACAACGTGATGGCTCTTGTGATATCACCAGACTCAATGATGTATCTGAGACATCTGTTGACGAACTCAAGGGGTATTGTGATTACAAAATCAATAATTCTAAGGGATATGCTGATTTGATTGTCGCTGTAGATAAAATCAATGGAGATATCTTGCGTGAAAGACAGGAGTCCGACAATGGTTAAAGAATTACATATGATTTCCATTATTGATTATCGAACAAATGAACTGAAGGCAGAAGTCAGACGTCAAATGTTAGATTCCGAGTTATCAAAGGAGCAGGCTGTTAAGTTAATATCTAAGGCATATGATGACATAACAGATACCGTATGCCGTTTATACGACAGAGCAGAGGTTTAATTAATGAAATTAATTTATTCAGCAACAGTTTATGGTGAACCAGTACCACAAGGTAGACCACGGTTGTGTGGTCGAGGACGTTTCGTGAGAGCATATGACCCTCCGAAGTCCAAAGCATACAAACAGTTGATAAAAGACACAATCAAACATCCAAAAGAGGTGACAGATGTGCCACTACTGTTTGAACTTGATATTTATCGTAAAATACCTAAAAGTGGTTCATATAAATTAAGAACAGACATGAGAGATGGTCTTGTGTTGCCGACTAAAAAACCAGATGTTGATAACGTGTTGAAAGGCGTTATGGATGCACTCAGCGGTATTGTATGGCACGATGACAACCAAGTGTGTGATGTCATCTGTCGTAAACGCTATAGTGATAATCCTCGGATTGAATTCAAGGTGTACGATATTACACCATAACAGGAGATTACATTTATGTTAGAACAAAAATTAATTAATACAGATGGACTTGATAAAATGTGGGGGGAACACCTTGTGTGGTTCGATAGTGTTAAATACCATTTGATTTCTACCGAAGACCCACAATCGGAAGATGTTCGCAAGTATCATAAACATTGGGTTGTATTCTTGACAGGCAATGTCGATGAAGATATTTCTGAAATTCAACGACAAACATTCTTGACAAATGAAACATTGGATGAGTGCTTGTGTGACATCGGTATTGTAGAAGATGACTGTGGTATTGAACCAGAAGATATTGTCAAAAGAGCAACAGTTGATAAAAATGGCGATGTCTCTGAGGACTTATTTCTCAAAGAGCATCTTGCATTAAACAACAAAAATACCATTGCTGTATATGAGATTGCAGACGATAATCAAACGAAAACTGCGAAGATTATCTCTGGTGCGATTGAGCATGGATATACTTTAAAAGAAGCCATGATTTGGGCGATGCAACTTGGATATATGGCTCAAGACAAGATTGTCAAACAATTAGAAGACACAATTAGTGCGGTGGAATCATGGACTATTTAGTAATACTTGTAATATTAAAACACATATTAAACATCACGTTTACCGTATGGTTTGCATATGTTATTTATGCGGCATTGCGTGAGTGGTACTATTGGTTTAAACATAAGTAAACAGGAGATACAAATATGATTAAAATTATGGATAAATTATTGGGCGTGACGATGTTGGCTGGTATGTTGTTATTCTTGGGTGTTCAACCCTCGCATGCATACCCAATACAAGCCAATGTATCAGCCTATGCAGAACACGGAACGATGGCAAACGGTGAGTGGACACATGAGGGTGCTATTGCAGCAGACGACTTACCGTTTGGTACACATGTAATTATCAATGGTCGTGAATATGTTGTAAAAGACCGATTCGGTGGTGGTTATTCTAATGCAATTGACATTTGGATGCCATCATATGATGATGCCATTGAATTCGGTCGTCAGTATTTGACTGTGGAAGTATTATTGTAAGAGGAAATTATGTCAAAACAAACAAGAGGATTTGAATCAATTGGTGATTGCACACAAGTGATGCCTGTCAGGGGGTCAGCTCATAGTGCAGGATATGATATTTGTGCTATAGATGATTATGTGATTAGACCAAACCAATCAGTAGTCATTCATACAGGCGTTAAAGCATATATGCCAAAAGATGAATACTTGGATTTACGTGTGCGGTCTTCTTTGGGGATTAAACGACAATTAATGCTTGCGACAGGGGCATCTGTTATTGACTCTGACTATTATAATAACCCAGACAATGAGGGCGAAATTATGGTCGTATTACACAACTATGGGTCTGTAACACAAAAGATTGATGCTGGCGAACGTATCGTTCAAGGTATCTTTACTAAGTATTTCTTGGCAGATAATGACAACGTAACTACAAAACGCACAGGTGGCACAGGTTCTACAAATAAATAACAGGAGTTTAGACAATCCATGTATAAGCGATATATGTTTTTAGTGGATATGTTTAAGAATGGGGAGTTGTATCGTGTTTCAATCTATGGACAAAACAGGGAATTGATACAACAATATTTATACTCGATTTCACCAGAGGTTATCTTCTTGCGTGAAGACGAGGAAACAGAAAAACAACAAAAGAAACGCACCAAAGGCAAGTTTCGGTCGATTTATTATCACGGAGAAAACATTGGTACAATTGTTCAATGTGAGTTTCGTACCGACCGTTGTCAATCCATTGGTGACAGGTCAAAGAAGTTGCCTGGTGTTGATGAAAGATATATGGTGGTCGAATGAATAAATTAATGGGATTCTTTTGTTCGAATGTTGACGAATTAGCCACAATACACGAGTTTGACAACCGCATGTCTTTCGAAGAGTTTAATCAAAATCGGATTTCAAACAAAATTATCCGTAAGTTAAAACGCTATAGAGAATTCGATTATGAACGCTCACCAGAAGACATCTTGATTGAACAAGAAGAATTAACCGAGATGACGTATGCGTTTTTACAACTACAGAATAAATTGGGGTCTGCGAACATGAGTCGTCTTATCATGCGATACGGACACAAGATGAAAGTCAAAGATATTGCCATACAGTTTGGCGAATACAAGATGATGACCTCAAGACGTCTCAAGAAGGCATATAAGATGGCTCAAGAGATTATCGAACGGTTGATTAACGATGGCGTTCTCGATAGAGAAGTATTATATCAAGACGTTCGATACTATGAAGCAAAGACACCAACCATTAAAGTCAATTATCCTTTTGACTCTGCACGAGAGACATTTAAACGCATGTATAAGTACGCAGGCGAGCAACGACCAATGACAACTTGCAAAGCCATTGAATATCTTGACGAGTCATTTGGTGATACAAACACTATTTGTAATTTCTGCGGCAACCAATGTTCTCGCAAGAAAACCATGGAGGAGCGCATTTGAATATTGCTGAACAATCATTTAATTTAAACAAACTGGATGTACGTGTCACGGCAGACAGAGCATTTGTCGCTGACGTATCAGATATCCACGTTGGTAATATCTATCATAATCGAACAAAATTTGAGGACTTCTTATCTAAGGTCAAGTCTATTGACAATCTATATTTGATTATCGGTGGTGATTCTACTGATAATGCCACCACGTCATCCGCATCATCTGTGTTTGAACAATCGGAACACGGTGGAGACCAAGTACTGACTGCTTATAGATTACTAGAACCGATTAAAGACCGTATTTTGTTTTGCCGAAGTGGTAACCATGGATATGAACGTGCGTTGAAATACAACCGTTTAATTCCTGAGCAGATGCTGGCGGAGTTGTTGGGTGTGCCGTTTTACCATGGTATGGCATCGGTATTCTTTAATGTCAACAAAAACTTGTATGTTATTGGTACATGGCATAACTCAAAGAAACCAGATAAAATGGAATGGCTTCATACCGATGTTACGTTCTATGAACATCTACATAAGACAACTTATGAGCGAACACTCGTGGCAGAACCGAATCGCATCGCCAAGTGCTGGTCTTTGATTGAACATTATGATGTGCAAACAGGCTCATTCCTTGGTTGGGGTGGGTATTCTGCTGATAAAGGGTATCGTCCAAACGACAGTGGTACATCTGTGGTTGAATTTTCTGGTGAACGCAACAAAAAGTCAATTCGAGTTCACGACAGTATTGACCGTCTGTTGGAGCTTGAGGAATTGCGAAAGCGTGTATCGGATGGCAACAAATAAGAATACAACCAAACGTAAACGCAAGCCATCAATACCAAAAACACCACTTGATGCAATACATAAGAAATGTCGTGAGTGTTGTTGTGGAACACTTGAAGAGGTTCGTTTGTGTGAAATCACGGAATGTGCCTTATGGCATTACCGATTGGCGGAAGATTAATTTCTTCCGTCTTTTTTTTATTTGTTGTTGACATAAGTTATATTCCGTGATATTCTATATGTAATTAATCTATTGTTTACTACAGGAGGATATATGTTACAATCTAAATATTTAACACAAGATGGCATCACAGGATTTTTACAAATGATTTATGACCGAGGGTATAACTTTGTGTTTCGTAACCCAGATAAATGTGAATACACCTTATCAAAGAAAGAGCCTGTGTTCCGTGGGAATACATTCTTGAGATGTGATGGTGACAAATAACAACTGGGGCGGTGGTCGCAAGATACCGCAAAAGCGTGAGTATTATTTGGAATATGGCGATGGCTTTGACGACATTTTAAACAAATGTAAATCCCTGTGCGGATGTCATAAGTGTGGTTCAAAGCCAATCCCCATTATTCAACATCAGCGTTCAAAAGATGAACGTTGGATATACTTATGTTGCCCCAAGCACCCAAAGAACCGTACATACATAAATCTTGATTATAATGCCATGTTTAAAGCATGGGAATTTTTACAACGAAAGCAGGACTGATTATGGATAGAGAATTAAAAGAGAAATTATTTATGTTTATCGACATAGCATCGGTATTGATTACCCTTGGGTCATTTATTCAAGTGTTTGTCTTTGGTAATCAAGATTGGTTTGGAGCAATGTTATTATGTCTAGCAATCTCTTGTTTCTTACCATTGTTTGATTAACAGGAGGTATATATGCGTTTTAGTCAAGCATATGAACAATTGTTAAATGGTGCAGCCATCCGCAGATATCATTGGGGTACACACCAATATCTACGCATGAAAAATCATCAGTTATATATGTATGCCAATGGTACTCAACAAAAGGTTGACTGCATTAAGGCTTCTGCCATTATTGCAACCGATTGGCAAACTTGTGATGATATCTATAAAACAACACGAGTACAACAAGACGATTTATTACAGTATTTACAAGAGTTGAATAACTCGTTATAAACACAGGAGGACATATGAAAACATCGGTAAGAATCAATGGAGTAGTCATACAGGATTCTATTAAAAAGATTGAAGATTCTTCTGTATTGGTCGATAAGTTATTGGCGACATTCAATAATACAGCATTTACATCCGTTGAAGATGTTATGTTATATTTGTATAGACTTAAAGAAAATATGAGTACTAGACACCAGTGGAAACATAAAAAATTGCGTGGTTTATTACGACAACACCACATTCGTTTATGTGATTTATCAGAACGGACAGGGATTAATATTGCGACGTTGTCTCTAAAGATGAATGGTCGCAAACTATGGACTGAATCAGACAAAGACGCTATTTTGACAGCACTTGGATTGCAATATTCCAAACAACTGGATAAAGAATTGTTTGAAACACAGGAGAACTAATTATGGATATTACACAGGGGAACATTATTAGATACGCAGGTACATATTATGCGGTATTGTCTGTTGATTATAAAGATAAGACTTGCTTATGTATAAATAAACTTGGGGTTGTCTCTACGTTCGACCTAAGTTCTATTAGCCAAGTTTATAAGACTGAAGTGTTAGAGACCGTATTGTCTGCTTTAGATAATTTTGAGATAGATAGACGTAATGACATATCCAACAATACCATCGAACTAATTAAACATTTGAATGAAATGCTTTTTAGATATAATGATGAATATTATCAAGTAACAGATAAAATTAAACGAGATGGTAATTATTTCTATATTCAAGTTGAATGTTGTGAAGAAAAACGTTTTGATTGGGTAGAACTACAAGTTTTACTCAATAGAATTACACATGGAGATTAATAACTATGAGTAAATTTATAAAAGGTGAACTAGTACAATACTGGTTTGGAAAAACAGTTGTTTTCTTAAACTATTGTATTGCTGGTGCAGAATGTATTGTTTATAACCCAAAACGTGATGTATTTGAAGTCCTCGACAGTAGAAGATTAAAACCTATTGACAGATATGGTTTCCATAGATATACAATCGATGTTGAAAATGGTATTGATTCAATAAAAGAAGAATATAACTTTAAAATGTTTGATTTATATTTCAAGGCATTACCAATTGCAGAAAAACACTTAGCTCTGTTTAAATCTTTAGAAGGGTGTACATTAGATTTGTCTGACAGCAAACTACAGGTTACCAATGTTACTATTGGAGAGAATGAGTCTCACGATTGGAAAGACTTAATTGAAATCACTGGTGTTAGAACACGTAATGACTGTAGTAAAAACTATTGTGCACCACTTAGTGTTTTAAACCCCAATAGTAAACTGTTGAGAAAAATGACTGAACAAACATGTGAGGACTTATGAAAGAAAAGCATATGAAGTACGGTGGAATCATTAAACTAATGGATAATGTCTACGGACATATATTGCCGCAAGATACATATGAAAAGGCACAAATGGAATTACAAAGATGTTGTATGAGATGTCGACCAATTTTAACTGAATATTGGGTCGGTGAAATTGCCGATGCAGGTTTGTATCATTATTTAGACCATTGGTTTTTAGATGAGTATGGAGAGTGGGTGTTTTAATGCTGCAAAACACACAATACACCGTCCAATGGACTAACAGCTTAACAAATGAGTTGCATACACACGGAACTTATGATACAATAGATTTGGCAATACAATCAATTTACGATTGGTGGGAAGAAAATGATTATACACCAAAGTATATGCGTGTGATAGACCACGGAGACCATCTCATGATTGACTATGGGTTGCACTATTGCTTTTATTCCATTGTGAAAACAACAGATTGTGAAAACAACAGGAGGAACGAATGAATAAAGACCAAAGTCCATACCAACGAGTTCACGAAACGATGTCTACCATTGCAAAGGGCGTTGGGAAGAATACTAATGACATAACAGCAAACGATGAGTCCATAAAAGAGCTATGGGAAGCTCACAGAAATGTATTACATACGTTTGCAAAACTTAATGGCGTCCTCGATAGTAACACTGAATTACATAAATTGCATACGCAACGTATGGACAGACATCAAACACAAATTCAAGAATTACAACAGGATATTAAACATACAAAACGAGTACTATTGGTGTACGTATGGTTTATTGCCGTAGTGAATCTTGGGTTCTTGCTATATGGCTTGTTTCAATAGGGGGTACGTATGTATTACTTAGACAAGTTTAAAAAGCATGGGTGGAACTCTTTAGAGCCATATGAGCAGAATATGTTGGCGGTCTCATGTTTTAGTGTTTATCCAATAGAAAAATTCTATAAAGATATTCTTGTCAACGAAGTGTTATACAAAAACTTTGGAACATATCATTTAATCCACCAGTCTGTATCCATAGGGTTTTATTCTAAGACACATAAAACTATATATCATAAGCCTGATACAGATACATATTGGATGATAACGTGGCAAGAAGATAAATTCAGCGGATATACTTATGAATTCGATTTGTATCAACTAGAGAGATATGCAGATGGTTTCAGAAGGGTGTAACATATGAAAAGTACATGGGATATAGACAAGGGTTATCAGCCGCCGTTTGACCGCTTGTGTCAAAAAGTGAAAGAGCAAGAAAAAACTATTAAAGAATTAAACGAAAGAATTAATGCTTTAGAGTTTGTGTCAGGGAATCATTCAGACAGCATGGTTACTGCTGTTAAAACAGAGTTGATGCTGTCAAGTTCTATCGACAGAATAAAACAGGATATTCAATATTTAAAGAAAACACAAGGTGTTCCGCTAAAGGCATACGATTGGTTATTAATTTTTGTTGTCCTTTCTGTGATATTCTGTTGGGTGATTATCCCTGCGTTTAGTCTTTGGTTTAAATAACAGGAGAAAAGCTATGATGTTTAAACATAATAAAAAATATATGTGTAAGCATTTGAATACTTGTAGTATTTGTGCTCCAGAAGGACACTTAAATAATTTATTTGAAGAAGGCTGGCAATTCCATAGCGTATTTACTGCTGGTCTTGCCAATGGTGGTTCAGCCGAATACGTGATTTTGTACAAACAGGAGGATTAATGAGACAAACAGTACAGACATTCTTCCCTGATAAAGACGATGGTCTTGAACAAAGTATAAACAATTTTCTTAAACTTGGGTGGCTTGTAGTTTCAATCGTTCCTTTTACCGCTAGTGATGGTCTCATGGCTTATACAGTTGTATTCCAAGAAAAGGAAGCCACAGGATATAAACTACAGGGCAAACAGGAGGATATATGCGAGTAGAACTACAGAATTATACACCACTCAATACATCGGCTCATGCCATGGGTCAATGCTATGGTAAGACAGTAGATGAAAACGCATTGGTGCGTGCCATCCGTAGTGGACATTTGTCTCTTTTAGAGCATACAATCGTATCATTTGACATCGAAATGTCTCAAAAGTGTTTGGCTCAAATCACACGACACAGACATCTGTCATTTACGGTCAAGTCAACACGTGGTACAGACTTTGGAGATGCATCATGGTTTAACAACACACAACATCCTGAGATTTCAAATGACATGGGTAAGCTGATGAATAAGCTGGTGGAGAACCAAATTATCGAATACAGGCGTTTGATTCAATCAGGTGTTCCATATCAAGTTGCAGCATATGTACTACCATTGGGAACAAACGTAACAATGACCGTGAGTGGCAACCTGAGGGCATGGATGGAGTATTTACCCAAGCGACTTTGCAAACGAGCATCTACAGAACACCAACAGATTGCACGTTTGATTTTTGAACGCTTGAATTATTTGTATCCGTCTATTGTAAATTTAGAAATGCTTGGTATGTGCGTTGGATGCAAAGAAATCTCGTGTGACTTTACGTCTCACAAGAAACAGCCAAAAGAACCAGTTATATTGGATTTAAAACAGGAGAAAACACATGAATAAATTAGTAGTTGGATTCGCAGCATTATTGGCAATTGTTTTAACCATTGGTGCTGTTGCCACAAAAATCGTATGGATTGCCACATTTGGTGCATTTGTATTGGCATTAATTGGTCTCTTTGGTGTCACAATGAGCGTGGCATGGGGATTACTATGGTTTGCACTCAAGTTGACATTGGGCATGTTCATTTTGTTAGTCATTGGTAAAGTCGTTGGCGACAATATGAAAGCGTAAACATATGGATAACAAGTTATATACCATCAGTATGCACGGCAATTTTTCAATCGAGAAAGACTTTGTGGCACAGTCTAAAGAAGATGCATACTCTTTAGCAGAAGAATTTCTTGATGATTTATATCTAAACAGTATGAATTTTGATGACGACTTTGACTCAGTTATTTATAGCACAGTAGATATTGTATCAGAAATACAGGAGGATTTATAATGCAAACATATGAAGTAGAAATTAGCGGTGAACTATTAGGTACGGTTCTTGTTGAAGCAGAGTCGGAAGAAGCTGCGGAACAATATATCAATAGCCTACCTCACGATGTAAGTATTAAAACTTTATTACAAATGGATTTAGATGCTGATGTTTCAAATATTGGTGTCGAATCTGTCAACGAGGAATAACAATGGATATAAAAATACCGTTTCAACCAGGAGACATCATTCAACATAAAGACGGTGGTTGTGCCATTGTCAATCATGTGAATGAGCACTTGTGCCTAGTCGGATGCTTCAATAGCACCACAGCATATACCCTCGGTGAAGGAGACTTTGGAATATGGCATAAGATTGGCACATATGACTTAACCAATATTGCATCCGCCATCAAACAAGCTAAAGATGAATACATTGACATACAAACTCAAGTTAATATGGCACTTCAAATCATGGGTCATACATATGCTCATGCAGGCGACTCACGCAGAACTTTAATTGGAGACACAATTTCTGTAAATAAAGAATTAAACAAAGTTTTTATTCAAGTGTATCCTGATATTGGAGACCCATATACGTCTGAGCCAGTATTAGATATTATTAAAAGATTTGATATAAAAATTTCAAAATAATTATTGACACACAAAACCCCAGCTGATATAATGTAATCAATAGGTAGATATAACACCTGTTAGACATTCGATGTCATTAGACATCATATGTTGTAAAACATTAGATTATCTGGGGTTTTTAATACAAACGACTGAAAGGAGTAGGACAACATATGGAACTACCAGAGAAAGAATACAAGAGGTTCACTCGCAGTCTTAACAAAGGTCGAAAGTTACTAAATGGGATACAAAAGAAAAAGACTCTGACGGAAAACGACCGTAAGGACTACTGGGAGAAACAATCAGAATTATTAAAAGAACCAACTTGTGCATGGTATTGCGCAATGGTTCGAGACATTATTTTAAGAAAGTAGGAATCATTATGTTATTTAAAATCAGTTTAGACACAAGTACACACTTTATTAGAAGTTTTTCTTTCGATGCACAGGCATCTAAGATTATTATTCTCGACAATGAACTTAGTGGAGTTTCTATTCCATTGAAAGTCTCAAGACATGAACCAGTGTTGTTATCTAAAATGTTTAATACAATGACTCACCAACTCATGGAAGAAGCCATTGAAACAAACAAAGGATATGTATACATCAATCTACGTACCTTCTTGGAAAATTACGAATCGGCACTTAAAGATACGCCTGTAAGAACCATGCGAAAACGTAAGGTATATGAGTTTTAGCGGAGGTGCATCATGAGTAATTTACCAGAGTTTCTACAGGGCAAATCTTGTTTTGACGGTAGACCATCTCCGTCCGTATCAGAAGACTTCCTTAAAGAGTTCTATGCCAAAGAAAACGAACGCAAAAAACACATGAAGGTGTGTCCAGGGTGTGGTAAATGGTTTACACCAAAACGTTCAGACCAAGTATATCACACAAATACATGTAAACAACAATACTTTAGCCGTTTATACCAACAACAAAAACAAGAATTAATTGATGAAGAATTAATCGCAGGAGGATGGGTTTTATGACAGACAATCAAATTACAAAAGAAGAAATTATTGACGCCACAGCTAGCTATTATTTGACTTACTATATGAATAAAATTGCAACTAATATGGAGTCAAACAAAACCAAAGAACGAAATATTGTGCTACACCACTTGAGATATTCTATGTATAAATCGTTACTAAAAACTATTCAAGACCAGCATTTGTCGATTTATGGTTTACAACAACAGATTGCCGAATGGAAAACCATTCGTAAAATTAAAGATATTAAACTATTGTTGCCAAACGCCAATACAGAGGAACTAACGAAAGCTGATTTACAGAATGTCCGTTTGTTAGTACGTGAGATAGACCAAATTGTAAAATTAGTAATAACTCAACTAACTAAGGTATTGGACAAATGCGATTCTTTGGTTGATAAACAAGAACCAACACAGGAGGATAACTAATGGAAACGCAAGATTTAAACGAAATAATTAAACAACAGAACGAAATTATTGCGGTTAAAGACTCTAAGATTGAGATTCTGGAAGAACACATCGGTGAGCTAAAGAATAAAATCAGAAACCTCTCAGATGAAGTCTTTTGGCTTGAATACGATAAGTCTTACCGCCAACAGGAATCAAAAGAATCTCATGACTGGTTCGGACTTGTTATGTTTATTGTTGCTCTAGGGGCAGTTATGGCAATGGTGATGTTATGTCGATAAACAATAATAAAGATTTTTGGGATACAATGTTTAATGCCTTGTATAATACATCAGAACAAGATTGGAGTGACTTTGTGAAAACATTTGACGAGCAACATAAGAAAAATACAAATGTTATTCAATGGTTTTCTAAAGGATATATCTTTAAGGGCAACCAAAGATTACCTATTGATGAAAAACTATTGGTAAATAAATACATATGTTTTTATATGAAAGAAAATACTCCAGATGCTGACAGCGGATATCTTATGTCTACTAAAGAGTTGCAAGCTTTGGGTGATTTCTTAGGCGAAAATCAAGATATTTTTACAGAAAACATGAATTCTCAAACTGCTGCACTTTATGTAGAATCCTTAGAGTGGCTACAAGGAGCACTAGATTTTGCAAATGCTGGTCTTGAAGTTTATATTAAGGTAATACAGGAGGTAAACTAATGTATATAACTAATGAAAAACAATGGTGTTGGACTACAGATTATACTTGTGGAGAACCACAGAATTCTATTGAAGATGCCATTAGAAACTTTTATGAATATGACTGCGATAACTTGGATTACCCCTTAGTAGAAATCGGTCATCCGACATATTATGTTCCACAAATGTTTGATGCAGAAGCAATTATGTGGGATATGAATGATAAAATTGCAGAAGAATTTGATATTGATTTAAACGATGAATTAACGACAGACCAAGACTTAGAATTAGAGGACTTATTACAACAGACTTTATATAAGTTCTTAAAACAACATAATTTACATGAGCGTGTATGGACTGTGTTTAAGTCTAAAGAATACAGACCAGAGGATTACGGCATTAGTCGCACAGATTATGATTATTCACAGGAGTAACACCTGAGCAAGTAAGCACAAGGTTGATGCAAGCAAGACCAATTGTAGAGCCTGAAATGATTAAAACCTTAAAAACTCCCAAGGGTCTTATTAGAGTTGGTGACATCATTGTTTATAATATCACTAACAACGCAGCATATATCGGCACAGTCAATAATTTTGACAATAATAAAATCTATATTACAGATTCTTTACTAATCAGTATCCTGGATGGGATTAAGGTCTCTAGGGGAACTATATATAGTTGTTTTATAGATGACATAGATACTATTATACCAAAAACCAACGACCAAACTCCAAAAAATTAAAAACCAAAATTTAGAATTTAAGATTTCAAAAATAAGATTTAATACCATGGTTTTTTACCATATATTTCACCCCTAGGTGTTGACATATGTTTATAACTATGGTATTATACTTGTAGACAACAGCTGTTTAGTGCTTTGGATGTGGTTGATAGTTCTTTTGTAGTCTTTAGTAGTCTTTTATAGGAGTATAGTTTTGTTTTTATGTGGATGTTCTGTATATGGTGTTTAGTGTCTATGGATAAACTGTTGCTGTTGTCTACACAAGAGACCACCTGAGTTTATCAAGCCGATGTATCGCCATATGCGGCATCATATATGATACTCCTGGTGGTCTTTTTTTGTTGATATACTTGTGTTCTTATATACAATTTCACGACCAGAGAATACATATGAATAATCGCACACGATGTTTTGTTTATGTTTATGTCATGAAGTCTATTGGTGAAACATGTGTTGTAATGTATATGCTTATTACTTACGACATCATAAGTCAAGAAAGAAAACATTGTTTTGTTATCATATGTCTTTTATAGATGACACCACGGACATCTACCATAGAATAAAACACTTGTATTTACCCTGTGTGGTGTGTCTCTGGCTGTGCCAAGCCAAATATATCACCGTGGTATTTAACATACCATATAGACGACATATGTGAATTTTATTGGTATATCTCCACGGATTTTTATATATGTATATATACGTATGGATGTCCACGGTATTTTACATATGTATATACATATATCACACCGATATTTTTACATTAATATATACATATGTCTCTCCACCGATATATACATATATACTTACATATATTTTGATATACATATGTATTATTTCAAGCCATTGTATATTGACCGCCAGCGTGTTCTCGTTGCGTTCTCAACTAGCCTGTAACCTACGAACAAATGTTCTGTTTAATACATTGAAAAATCTCGATATTGTAAATCGAAAGTTTTCTATCTTTATTATACTAAAGTATTCAATCTAATCGAAAACTTTAGATATACCGTCATAGCTTTAGACTATGGCTAGCTATGCGTAAAAACTATTGTACAAACTTTGGTATTCATGATATAATGAGTGTAACGAAAGATGATAAATGTCTTTCGTGGGTCTTTTATAATTTTATACGGAGGGCGTTTTATATGGAATATACATATAGAACAATTCAAGATTATTTTTATAAGAATAATCTACACGCTAGCGACACTATCTATAATGACTTAGACAGTATAGCTTATGTCTTATGCGAAGTGCTAACGAGTCAAGAAAAAGCACGAGCAAGAAAAGCGGTTAAAAACGGCGGATTCTTTACATTTGGGTACAACGGTTTATACTGCTGTAATAGTCTTAAAAAATCAACTGTACAACGCTTTTTCAAAAAGAATTATAATCTTAGTTTAGAGGTGTAGAAAATGAGTAAAAATAATCAAATTACAGACAGCCTAATTTATCTATTGGATACATGGTATGAAGAAGGTGAACTCACAGACTTCGACTATAAGAATTATACCACTATAGCGGAAGGCGGAACGCTTAGACAGAAAAAGGCTTTATGGTATGACTTAACGGGCTCAGATTTTGAATTTGAATAATTAGCAGTCGAGCGGTACTTATGTACCGCTCATTTTTTATACCTAATTTTAGATCTAAATTGTAAAACCATAGTTATTGACAATAGTTCTCAATAAAAAGTTTCTATATTTGCGTTATACGCTCGTTTTCACATGTTCCCCTAGGGTTTATACACAATAGGGGCAAGCGTCCATACAAGCGAAAATGCGCAATTATAAGACATGCGGTTATTTGTGATTGAAAACGCTAATATATCCATGTAGACATATACATATGTTTTGTATGCATGGAATAGACATGCATATATACCGCTGGGTATTTGAGAATTATTTTCATTTGTTCAAAATATGGTCTCCGCTGGCGGAGGTTATACAATTTAGTTGTATACAATAGATATACACCTAAGATATATGTTAATGTGTTCATATGTTAATCATGATAAAAAACTCATGATTGAATACATGATGATATATTCATATGTATAAAACACTTGATATAATTCTATTGCGTGCCATATAGTTGTGTTGCCCAAACCTGCTGAAGTATATTTAAAATTTTCGATATCGAACAAGAATGATAACATTTATCAATAACATATTGAATATTATAGATATACATTAGTATCTACTGTAGAAATACAAATACAGCACTTATGTTCATAGACAAAAGACATCTGCCGTATTCTCAATTAGCGAATACCCCTAGAATTACGTATTTTAAGTTATACGGCGTTTTTGTTCTTTTGCATACAATCATAAGGGGAAATCTTTAGACACGCCTTAAAACGCAAATAAATGAACGTCTTATTGAGAGACATTATCATTTACCCAGCATTTTCCATATTTTTTTTAGAAAAGACTTGACATATCTATAGAACTGTGGTAATTATATATATTCATTTATATGTGGTGCTTTTTGCTACCATAGCTTTAAACTATGAGTACCCATAGACAAAAACTATTGGACGGAATACAAACGGTATGAGACAATGGACACAACAAAGGGGCTTGCCTTTGTGGTCTTATTCATAGGAGGTCTAATATGACACGTGCGGAACAATTAAAAGACATTAAAGAAATTATTCAAAATGAATTAGATTATAGAGTATGTCAAAATGAACTGAGTGCAGATAGTTCACTATATGACATGCTAGAGGGTAATAACTTCCAAGCCCTTAAAGGTCTATACCGCCGTTTATTTGGGTATGGATACGACGAGTTTTAAGAAAGGGGAGTTACAATGATTTTAAAAGAAAATGAATGTAAACAATTATTTCAACGCGGTGTTTATGTAATAAAACGAAATGCAAGAGATAAAGACACATGGAATAAAATTTTATTGTTGTCTCAATCATTAGATGTTTTTTGTGATTTAGATTATGAAAAAGACAATATTATGAATTACATGTTTGATATTTTGCACGCATTTTTAAAACACTATAAAAAACGTTTAACACAAACGCAAGGCAATGCGTTCAAAACCGCGGTATTATGTCAAGTGCAAGCCGTTATAGTTGCACGATAGTTTATACGGAGGTATAAGCATATGTCTTTATCAGAAGTTTTAAACATTCTCAACCTAGGCGGAGCGTTGGTATTCGCCTATGTGGTGGTACGCATGATTAAACATGCGTATGAGTCATTGTCTTTAGTCAAGAGGGTGAACAGATGAAGTTATATCAATATCAAAAAGACTATATTTATAGTCAATTAGAAAATTTTCATAGTGAAAAAGAATGTCAAGTAATTTTAAAAATATTTGAGGTGATGTATAATCTAGGGCAAAGACTATCAATGACATCAGTCGAAGTTATTGAAGAGACAGCAAGTATTAATCATTTGGGTGACAAAATACCCTATTGGCTTTATAATGTGATACCATATGAAGACTTTTGTAATTATATAGAGTCTTTAGATGTTATACAATTAGGTGAAGACTTTATAAAACTTGATGAAGGTATTTACTTTGAAATATCTGATATTGTTAATTTTGTATATGGGAGTAAATAAAATGGATACTAAAGATATTATGGATTTATACGAAGAAAACAGCGCTTACACATTAAGCGAGTTTA